GTTGCGGAGTAGTCTCCACGCCAGTTCAACTTGATGTTGCTCAGATTTACAGTTGCCATTTTGCTCTTTTCTTCTTTCTCCGACCGGAGAACCTAGCGGTTAGGCTGGGTACTCTGGCAGTGTCCCGAGTGCTTCGATTTCTTCGTTTGTCGCCTCACGAAAGTCCATGCTCTCCTCAGGCATGGCAGATTGAACTGCTTCTGCCGACGGAAAACGGAGGTACATGCGGCCACTGTGGTAGCCGAGGTCCTGGATCGGACCGCCCTCCCACGGACCCATCTGGAGGTACGCGATGTTGACCAGGTCTGGAATGTATGTGTAGATGTGCACCTAATCTCTCCTTAGAAGTGCGTGACTTGACGTGGGTAGAAGATACGGCTGAGCACGTTCGTGCCGTCGTTCGTTCCAGACCACAGGTTGCTGTCGTCGTAGCCCATGTGGAACACTCGGCCGTCGAGCATCAAGATGTAGATGGCCGAGCTGGTCGAGCCGGTCTGGTAGCCAGGAACGATGTTGACGATGTTCGCGCCGAAGTCTGGAAGCTGTGCCGTGATTTCTCGCGGATCAGATGAGCCGTTCGTGCCGTCGAACAATGTCGAGATCGGAATCTGTGCCTGTGCGATCGTGCCGAAACCGTAGTACCCAAAAGAGGCCCAGCGGTTCGTCGTCGTGCGGACCCACGTTGTGTGGAATCCTGTCGGAGCGGTGTTCGAGTCGCCCCACGTCCAGACGCTCTCGATGTTGCCTTGGAATCCGGCCGGAAGACCAGACACAAGCGTCGGAACCTGGCGGTTCGACGTTGTTGTGTCACCGATCTGACGATAGCCGTTGTAGCCCCACGAGTACAGAAGGCCGTCGGTCGTCAGCGCGTAGAACGTCGCCGATTCGCCGCCCGACGCCCAGAGTCGTGACCATGTCTTGCCAACAGGCTTTGTAGCGATCTGCCAGATCGCAGAAGTTTGACCATCAGCACCGCCGATGCCAAGCTGTCCGTGAAGTGACTGTCCTGCTGTATAGATTTCGCCGTTGGTCATCAAGATAGCAGTGACGACACCGTTGTTGTCGTTTCCGCCGACCGGCATGCAGATGTCTACCGGAGTAACGCCTGCGCCGATGAGAGACTCAAGCTGTGTGAGACGCTGCGGAGTGTTCTGCTGCGCGGTTGTGTTCAAACCAAGCTGGTTGCGCGTCGGTGCGCCCCAGCCGAAGATCTGGCCGGCAGAGTTCCACGCGATGATGATCGCGTTGTTGATCGAGCACTTGTTGCTGAACTGGTACCCAGTGATCGTCGCACCGCCCGAGTTGAGCGTCGCGGCACCGATACGTGTCCACGACGTGCGGTTCGTGGTGTCGCCTTGTCCAAGAAGACCTGCGCCGTTGTAGCCTGCGCCGTACATCTCGCCTTCAGACGTGCGGACAAGGAACGGAGTCGTGAGACCGTCCGAGCCCGAGAAGATCTTGCCGATCTTGACGTCGACCGCGGTGCGGCCGGTGCCCGGACCAAAGTACGCCGAGCGCGTGAAGATCTGGCGTGTTGTTGTGTCACCGAAACCAAACTGACCGAAGCCGTTGTAACCGGTGAAGTAGAGACGACCCTTCGTCGTGACCGCGACAGCCGAAGCGTAGTTGCGGACGACGTACGAAAAGAACTCGTCTGCGTCAAGCGCCGTGTCGAACTGGCAGTACTGACCGGTCGTCGCGCGTGATCCTGGATATGTCGCAGCGCTGATCTGGTCGGTGAAGTGACCTGTGCCGAGGTTCTGATACCACTGGTAGCCGGCAGACTTGATGTTCTTGCGGTCCTGAGTGATCATGAACAAGTTTCCATAGCCCGGGTTCGAGCCGTGGTTGTTCATCATCAAACCGCCGATCGCGTAGCCTGCGTCTTGGCGACCGTACTGCGACGCGTTGTTCAATACAGATACGGCGCCTGTGTACACGCTGTAGTTCGGACGGCCGCTCTTGTCCTGCCAGTACGGGTCACCTGTCGTGCCCTGTGTTGTGAGGACCTGACCGGCTGTACCAGCTGCAAGTCGTGTGAGACCAGAAGCGCCGCGGTAGACGATGTCGCCGCGTGTCGTGACGACGCTTGACGCGCCGCGCGACAGGTAGTTCCAGTTCGCGTTGAGCACTCCCGCTGCCAGAGGCTGAGCGTTTGTGTTGTCGGCTACAGCAACGAACGAGTCGCCGTTGAGGTACACCGCGTCATTGACCGTGTAGGCCGTAGCGCTCGACCACGTACCGCGCCAGTTGAGACGGATTTTTCCAAGATTGATCGTTGCCATTGCTATCCTTTTTTGCTACTACGAGGTGAGTACCAATTGACCGGAGGCGTTCACCGACACTGCCATCTCCGCTGGGAGAATGCCATAGTCGGTGTAGTCTCCAACATTATAGGTTCCGTCCGGACCTGTGACAGCCGTGAGGTTGCCACTGTCGTCGGTCGTAAAACCGATGAACACCGGACCGAGAGCCTTCCATCCGCTAGAGGTATAGCGGTTGATGTAGTCAGTGTCTGTTTCAAAGATCAACTGACCGATGGAAGGAGATGCCGGGCGAGAGGTAGAAGCCGTGACTTGGACTGCGCCAAGGACGGTGTCTGTCGCCAAGCTTGTGTACTTGAGGCCTGTTGCTTGAGTATTGTCGGCCTGAATGAATGTCGTGTTAGATCCAACACCAAGTCGAGTCATCGCGTCCGGCGCGGTCGCGACGATGATGTCGCCCTTCGCGTTTGCGATGTCGTTTGTCAGAACATCGTGGTTGTTCTGCTTGAGAGTACCTGTGACAGCGACGTTGCCGACCGCGGTGATATTGCGGAGCTGGAGGTCGTCGTAGCGAACGCCTGCTTCTGAGAAGTTTACGGTATTCGCGGGCTTGGTGCTTGCGTCTGCGAACAGCTTCCAGACGCCGTCTGTGGCGTCTTTCGCAAGACCTGAGTACTTCGCTCTGTTGGAAACAGTCGCGGTACCGGTAGCAGACGCTGCTGGAACATTTGTTGCGGTCTTAGCAAAGCTGAATGAAGAAGCTGTCGGAAGATCTGTGATCAGATGAGTTCCGTTGAACGTTGCGTCCACGCCTGCGACGACGACATAGTCGCCTTCTTGGAACGTGTGCGCCGCCGAGACCGTCAGCGTGGCGATGTTGTCGGTGAGGACCTTGTTCGTCACGGTGCGCGCGATTGGAGTGATCGGGAACGCTGCCTCGCCGACGAATGCGAAGTCAACAGCGTTGTCCGAGTTAGACTGCGCGACGTAGATCATCGGGTCGACGACCGCAAGGTTTGCGGTGTCGAATGTTGTACCGCCACCTGCGATCGTGATCTGGCCTTGGATGTCGACGTTACCAACGATGCCGACGTTGCCGCCGACGTTCAAGTTGCCTGTGAGACCGATACCACCGTCTACAGTGAATGCTCCTGTAGTAGCGCTTGTCGACTCTGTAGCAATCTCAACGTGCACCGACTGGAACGGTGTGATGATCATTTGCTCGTTGCCGGACGTTAGACCGCCGGCTGCAAAAACGATCTTGTTCTCAACGCCGTTTGCGCCTGTGGCCAAGACAAGGTTGCCCGCTCCTCCAGAACCTGTTGGAGCGTTCATAAAGATGTAGCCGTCATGCGCTCCGGTCAGAGTGAACTCTGGATCGGCAAAGTTGCTCGACGTGATGCCCATGTCGATGTAGCCGTCGTTGTCAGAGCCGTCGTCAGCATACGCGATGAAGTCAGTTGACGCATTGGCGGCGTCGCTGATGTTCCTGAACGCGACTTGCGCGTAGTCGTCTGCGTCGATCTGGAATGTCGCGATCGGGTTAGTCAACGTAGCGCCAAACTCTGCTGCTCCGTCACCTACGCCGATGTAGTCAAGACCGCTCAACGCGAGGTTACCAACGACGTTGAGGTCGCCTTGGACGTTCATGTCACCCTGGACACCGACGCCACCTGCAACAACAAGCGCTCCTGTTGTAGTGCTCGTCGACGCAGTAGCGATCTCGATGTGCACGCTTGTGTCTGGAATGATCTCCATCTGCGTGTTACCAGATGTCAAACCACCAGCGGCAAAGACGATCTTGTTAGCTGTCCCGGTGTCACCTGTGGCCAAGACAAGGTTGCCTTCGCCGGTTGTTCCTGTAGGAGCGACCATGAACAGGTAGCCGTCGTTTGGTCCGGTGATGCCGTATGTAGTGCTGTCGAAGTTCTCGCCCGTGATACCGATGTCGATGAAACCGTCTGTGTCCGACGCGTCGTGCGTCTGTACGATGAGGTCAGTTGAGGCTAGACCGTCTGTGTTCTTGTTCCAGACGACGAACTGAGCGTATTCCTCGGACGATCCGCCAGCGTCACCAACCGCCAGACCGATGAGGTTTGGAAGAGCGACTGTTGTTGCGATCGTGTACGCGTCTTGGCCGAGATAGAGAACTCCACCGGCCTGAACATCTCCAGAGATGTTGATGTCTGAAGACCAGAACGGATCAGTTCCGTCTGTTGAAAGAAGCTTGTTCTCGTTGCTTACTTGAGCCGGGAGGTAGTCGGCGCCAAGAGCGAAGATCGACCAGTACGCGTCGTCAAGAATGCTTGTCGCGCCGGACGTAAAGTCGGCGCTTGAGACGTATGTAGAGTTTCCGTCAGAGACCAGGTCGTTGACGAGATAGTCAGTCTCTGGAGTCCACACGCCGCGGAAGCGGAATCCTTGGCTGTAGATCGACCACTTCAGTGCCGTCAGGTCTGCATTGAACGTGCCAGCAGACGTGTGTGCAAGAGTACAAATGTACGCATTGCCACCGCGAAGTACGATGTCGTTCAGCTCGTAGCGAGTTGCAGTGTTCCAGTTGCTGCGGAACTTGAGACCGTCGGCAAACACCGCCCAGTCGGATCCGCTGCCGGTCGCGCCAGGCTCATCTCCTACTGTGTCACGGAGCGCGACGTACGTGCGCCCGCCGAGGAAGACGACGTCGTTCTTCTTGTACTCTGTCGCGGCATTGTAAAGACCCAAGCTCGCGAGGCCGTCTGCGAAGACCTGCCAGTACGAGGTGTTTGTCGGAAGATTTCCTGTCGTCGTTGCGGTGGCGATGTACGCGCGTGCGCCGTAGGTGACGATGTCGTTCTTCTGGTACGGAGTTGTGTTGTTGTAGTTGCCTTCGTACTGAAGACCGTCAACGAACTTTTCCCAGTACGTCGTGTTTGTCGGAACGTTGTTGGTGCTGTTCTGGATGCAGGTGTAGAGAATGCCGCCGAACGCAACGACGTCGTTTACCGCGTACGGTGTTACGGCATTGTAGTTGCCACGGAAGTTGATGCCTTCGACCATGACCTGCCAGTGCGAGGTCGCGGTCGGAAGAGTGCCTGTTGTGGCAACTTCATTTGTGTAGACATACACGTTACCGCCGTAGCGAACGCAGTCGTTCAGCTCGTATTCGGTCGCGGTGCTGTACTCTCCGGCAAAATAGAAGCGGAGCTTTCCAAGATCGATTAGTTGTGCCACTTACACTACCTCCACCAAAAGGTGTCCTGTTGTATTATCCCACGAAAACCGCAATGTGTTGCTGGTCCAGACCCATGCACGATAATCAGATGGCTTCCGAATGTACGGATCGCCTTCCGTCGTGATTTCTGGAAGCTTCACTGGAGTTCCGTCGTTTACTTTGACTGCCGTAAGTGTCCCTGTCGATGGAGCAAAACGCAGGCCGTAGAACGTTTTGTCTGCGATGTCTTGCACGTTATAAAAGTCTGGAGCTGACATCAGACAAGTCCTTCCACCGCCGAAACGATTAGATCAAATGAATCTTCTACTGGACAAACTGCTTCAAGAACATCGCCAGCTTGAACAATAATACCGTTACCGGCAAGCTCTCTATTCTCTCCGTTGGGGACTCTGTGGTCTTTGACGACGTAGTGCGTGTCTGCTCCGCGTGTGATCTTGACCGTCAAAGGCAGAGTTCCGCCGGTCCGGTTGGCGGCGATCAGCGACGTAACGCGGCACTTCTGAGTCGGAGAGTAGACGGTAGTGTCTGTGTCTGCGTCCTCGACGGTGACCACGATTGTCCGTTGAACTCCGTCGGTAGATCTTCCTGTGAATCCTGGCATCTGTTACCCCTAGACTGACGTGATTTCGTTGATCTGGTCGATACCGACGACGGTGAAAGTTACGTCAGAAGTAGACGCTTCAACCATGATCTCGTCGGTGTTCATGACCGGAAACCGATACGTTTCATAAGAATCTTTGAGGTTCAACGGAAGGTTGAACGCGACGTGCGAGGGGATCAAAGCTTCGTTTCCTGCTGGGACTACCCACACGGTGAATGTGGCGTTGTCGGTCTCCGAGACGTTTGTCGCAATCACTGACACAAAGAAGTAGCTTGTAGACGTGAACGCGAGCATAGGAGTATCTGCCGTTGGTCGGACGATACCAAGTCGTCGAATCGGTGTTGCCACTATTCAGCTCCTATGTTGCTAGCCACCAGTTTGTTGCAAATCCAAGTCCGCCGCCGCCTTCTGGACCTTGAGGACCGGTGGGACCTGTTGGACCAAGAGGGCCGACTGGACCGGTAGGTCCAAGAATATTGCCCGAGTTATTCCACGACGAAGTAGATTGTATCCAAACGTAGAGATCGCCATTGTCAAGAAGATAGGCGTCTCCAACTGAACCAACAGGATGCGCCGTGACGAGGTCATTGTATGTCTCAAACTGCGCGAGGACTAGAGTTGGAACTCCTTGAGGACCTGTTGGGCCAAGAGGACCGGTAGGTCCGAGCGGTCCCGTCGGGCCTTGTGGACCTGTAGGTCCAGTAGGACCCACAAGCTCTGTGACAACAAGGTCCCAGGTAACGCCTGTCCACACCCACTTCTGCAGGCCGTACGTGTACTCGTCACCGACGGTTGGATCAAATGGAAAGTCGATAGCCATTACGACAACCTAGCCCACGGTGTTGACACGGTGTTTGAGTACGACGTGCGTGACGTCGGCAGATCTGCTTGTGAACCTGCAGCGCCTGCCATACGAGGCGGAAGAGAGTTGATCGTCGTGATCGGGCTCGCGTAGTTCATGTACACTGAACCTGCGCCTGTAGCCACCATGATGATAGCGACTGCGTATCTTTGCCCAGCTGTCAATGTGTACGACGCTGGATAGCCGCTTAGTATAGAAAACGGCTTCGTGTACGCCGTGTTTGCGACTGAAAGAATGCCAGTATCATTGTCTGTTCGCGCGACAAGCGTTGCGTTGTCACTTGCGTCAACAGTATAAAGACCAAACCGCGCGATCGACACGCCGCTGGAGATGATCGTGCCTGAGACGTAGGTGATGTTTGATACCGTCAATGTGTATAGCGGAGTGAAGAACGTAAAGAACGCGGTTCCAGTCGCGAGGCTTGTTGTTGTGTTGACAGTTCGCGGAGCGGTGTCAATCGCATTCGGTGACAGATGGAAGTGGCCTTGAATCGCCGTGAGCGACGGAGCACCGATGTGGTACGGGCTAATAGCCGCGTTTGCAGAGTCTCTGACGACGCTGCCAGAATAGTAGACAAGGTTTGACGTGTTTGATATGCCGTGTACTGACGTTGATGCCGCAATGTGATCACCAACAGTTGTTGACCACTTGATTCCAGTAGCTTGTGTGCTGTCTGCCTCGAGAGTAGTGCCGTTCGCTCCAACTCCAAGACGCGCGACAAGATTGTCAGCAGTTCCTGCAATCAAGTCGCCCTTCGCATCAACCATCGTTCGAAGAACAATGTCAGCGGTGTTTGGAATGCCATGAACGTCTGTTGTGTCGATGCGGTGCGCTTCCGTTGAGGCAGCGGCTTCATTCTGCGCTTTCTCGAGAGCGCCGAGCTGGGTCTCTAGTTCTTCGACATCAAAGATTCCGTGGACGTTTGTTTGCTGCGCATTGTGCGCGGCGACTGCGGCGGCCGCGGCTGCATCTGCCTTGCTCTGCGATCCAGACACCGTCTCGATTGTCGGGCCTGACAGCGTCTGAGTGCCAGCATTCCAGACAATAGGAGCGGAAGCGTTGATCGTCGGGATAGGACCAGTAGGCCCTGTCGGCCCAAGCGGACCAGTAGGTCCAGTCGGTCCTGCCTGACCGAGACTTGAATCTTGGTCCCACGACACACCTGTCCAGCGGTACGTCTTGTTTCCGACGACAACTGTTTGGTTTAGTACTGGAGAGTTTGGAAAGTCTACTGCCATGATACGCTCACAGTTCAGCCGATGAAGTAAAGGTGTACAGCGAGCCAGCCGAGTGGTTGCCGGTCTGCACGTGGCCGTCTGCGCTTACGGTGAATGACGCGCCGGTGCCGACGTTGTACGTAGGTGTAAGGATTGGAGTAGCGCGTTTGCGCACCTTGTAGAACACCGTCGGGAAAGACGAAGACGCTGCCGTGACGACTGCATGCGAGTTGCCTGCAGACTTTTCAAAGTACCGCATGCAGCGAGTAAGTTCTGTCGAGAGAGGCCTGACGTCGAATGGACTTGCGATTGTGTTTACTTCAAGCTGCGCCTGCGTAAACATGATGTAGTTAGAAGCTGATGCTCCGAGGTTTGTCTGGCCGACAGCTCTGTTAGCAGTGACTACAGCTCCCCACGATGATGCAAGAGTTCCACTTGTGTAGTCAGTTCCGGCGCCGAGGTACCAACCGACAATCAATGAAGCGTTGTTGTCATTGTCGAACTGGCCAACCGTGTCGCCTGAAAAAGTGATTGTCTTCTTTTCCCACGTGTTCGCGACATTGACACTGTACGCGGCACTAACCGAGCGAGTGTTGTCGTTGTCATAGAGTTCTGCGATGTACGTGCCGACAACATTAGACTTTACGTAGAATGAAAGAGTCAGCGCAAGAGCACCAGCTGTTCCTTTCTTAGCAGACTGAACGTCAAATCCTTCGAGCTTTTGCTCGATGCGCGAAAACGCATTAGCTGTCGGACTTGGCGTCGCGGCCGTGCAGGTAAGCTTCAACGCGCTTCGAGAAACATCAACGGCGTCGCTTACCTGTTCTGACGTCCAGATACCTACGCCTGAGATCGCGTGATTGAAGCGATCTACTGTGTAGTAGTTTGTTGAAGAGATCGATGTCACCGACGTAGCACGCTGAGCGATGCGCATGTCTCCGTTGATGAGCAAGTTTCTGAACGGAACAAGCGCAAGCCCTGTCGGTCCAGTTGGACCAGTTGGTCCTGTAACTCCAGGTCCAGTCGGACCTGTTGGTCCAGTTGCACCGCGAGGTCCCGTCGGACCTGTGGGTCCGCCTGATGGTCCAGTAGGACCTAATGGACCTTGCGGACCAGTAGGACCTGTGATCGCTTCGCCTTGAGGCCCTGTCGGACCAATTGGACCTTGAGGTCCAGTTGGGCCAGGAACTTCGGGACCAGTCGGACCAGTTGGACCGGCATCGTTCGCTGCAACCTCAACCCAAAATCCGTCGTAATAGACGTATGTCTTCAAGTTGATCGTGTTGAACCAAGCGTCGCCTTCTTCAGGCGTCGGGTTTGGGTATGTTTCTCCTGCTAGGTACTTGCCGTTTGTTCCAGCTGGGCCTGTTGCACCTGTGATTGACTCGCCCGCCGGACCAGTAGCGCCTGTTGGACCAGTGACATTCGACGGAAGTCCTTGCGGACCAGTCGCGCCTGTCGGCCCAAGTGGGCCTGTAGGCCCGGTCGCACCAACAGGTGCGGCACCAACTTCAACCCAGAAGTCGTCATAGTAAACGTAAACTTTTCCAGTTACACCGTTGAACCACGCTTGACCGAGTGCCGGCGATGCGGGTGGAGTCTCGGTCGCGATAGAGAAGATTCCGTATGGGCCTGTTGGACCCAACGGGCCAGTAGGTCCTGTAGGACCGGTCGGAGTAATGCGCAGCATCTCCCAAGCGGTGCCGTTCCACACCCACTGAGAGTTTCCTCCGGTGTGTACTTGACCGACAATCGGGTCGTTTGGAAAATCAATTGCTGACACTAAAGCTCCTCGGCTTCAAGAACTTCCTAAATCTTACTACTTCTACAGCGACTCCAGGCCTGCGTTTAGGCGCGAGACCATGAGCATCGCCCAGTCGGCAGCGGCCGACACTGACTCCCACGGCCCTGAGTTGTCTACAAGACTTCCGTCTTTGTAGATCTTCGCCATCGGCGGAGTCTCTTGAATCTCGTACGTGTATGTGTCCATGTTTCTCCTATCCAGATGACGTCGCGATCTTTCCAGCCTGGCCGACCGCGACGAACGTGCCAGATCCAAACACTACCGAGTTGATCGGAGTAGTACCGAATGATGATGTCTGCTGAACCCAAGCGTCGTTGCTGATCGAGCTCAAGATTCTAGAAGTTCCAAGCTTGCCAGAAAAACCTGCGGCCACGAGCATTCCATTACCGCCGTACGACACCGCCTCGAGAGTAGACGACAAGAACGTGTTTGCCTGTTGCGTCCACGTCGTGCCGTCTGCACTTGTGGCGATCTTTCCATTATTGCCGACGATGACCGCGTATCCAGTAGGAGTGTGCGCGATCTCTCGGATTCTGTCTGTTCCAAAAGATGACGTACGTTGAATCCAAGAGATTCCGTCTACAGATGTCGCGAGCTTACCAGCGTCTCCGACAGCAACCCACTTTCCGCCGCCGTACGAGATGTCATAGATGTACGTCGTGCCGAACGATGAAGTGCGCTGCGTCCAGTTGAGACCGTCTGTGCTTGTCGCCAACTTGCCACCAACTCCAGCTGCGATCCAAAATCCTTCGTAGTACGCAACAGTAAGAATAGTTGTTGTGCCGAACGAGGACACGCGCTGAAACCAATTCACTCCGTCTACTGAAGTTGCCATCTTTCCTGTGCTACCAACAGCGACCCACAGGTTGTTTCCGTACTGCACGCTCCAAATGTTGCTTGTGCCAAACGACGACGACAGCGACGACCACGTCACGCCAAGGTCTTGCGACACTGACATCTTTCCAGAGTCACCGCACGCTACAAACACCGAGTTACCGTAGGTGACGTGGTTGATGTTTGACGCTCCAAACGTAGACGTGCGTTGCGTCCATGTTGCAGGAACGAGAGCTCGTTTGATTGAGCCAATAGCTCCGTGAACAGAGATCAGCATGGTTAGTCTACCAAGCTGCCGAAGAGAACCCACGTGTTTGCAGCACGCTTGATCAACGACACGCCTGACCACTGCTGCGAAAGCTTTCGCCTATTTTGTTCTGAGTTCAAAGTCACGCCGGCGGCAGGAGCAACAGATGCTTGACCGAGACCGACCTGAACGATCACGAGCTGCGTGCCTACTGCAAAGTTGTACGTCGAGTCGGCTGGAATCGTGAGCTCGACCGCGAGCGCAGAGTCGACCTCGACGAGCTTGCCAGCGTCACTCGCGCCGAGCGTGTGCGACGACGTAATAATCGACGACGTAAGATTGTAGAACCCGGGACCTGTTGCGCCGACTGGACCGGTAGGTCCAAGTGGACCTGTTGGACCAGTGACATTCGACGGAAGTCCTTGCGGACCAGTTGGTCCTTGCGGACCTGTCGGTCCCGTGACGTTAGATGCTGGACCTTGCGGTCCAGTTGGCCCTGTCGGTCCAATGACGCCTTGCGGACCAGCAACTGTTGACGCTGGGCCAGTCGGGCCGGTAGGACCTGTTGCACCTTGAGGACCCTGCGGACCTGTCGGCCCAGGAGTTGTCGAAGTTGGGCCCGTGACTCCTTGTGGACCTTGAGCTCCTGTCGGTCCAGTTGGACCAGTAATACCTGGACCTGTTGGACCTTGCAATCCTTGAGGACCGAGAGGACCGGTTGGGCCCGTCGGTCCAGTAGGTCCAGTTGGACCTGTAGGTCCTGTCACTGTTGACGCTGGGCCTGTTGAACCTGTAGGTCCTGTTGGACCAGTTGGTCCGCGAGGACCTGTAACTGTCGATGCCGGACCGACTGGACCGGTTGGTCCTGTGTCACCTTTGTTGCTTGACGCTGACTCAACCCAATAGCCGTCGTAGTAGACAAAGATCTGACCTGTCGAAGAGTTGAACCAAGCGTCACCAAGATCAGCAGTCACTGGAGGAGTTGCTGAAGAAATGGCGAACTGACCGATGTCACCTGTTGGTCCTGTCGGGCCTGTCGGGCCTGCATCACCTTGCGGTCCAGTTGGACCAACATCACCTTGAGAACCTGTAGGTCCTGTCGGACCGACGTTGCCTTCGATACCCTGAGGACCTGTTGGCCCCGGCTCGCCTTGAGGACCAGTCGCACCTGTTGCGCCTACTGGACCTGTTGGTCCTTGAATGTTACCAACATTGACCCATGTCGAACCGACAGCATCCCAGACATACAGGTCGCCGTTCTCAACAAGGTATCCGTCGCCTGCGTTGCCTGTCGGATGCGCAGCTTGCAACGCAGCAAGATCGGCGTACTCGCCAAGAATTGTTACAGCCGAGCCTTGAGGACCTGTGGGGCCAAGATCGCCTTGTGGTCCGGTCGGACCTTCAGGTCCTGTAGGACCTACGTTTCCTTGCGGACCTGTAGGACCGATGTCGCCCTGCGGTCCTGTTGGGCCAAGATCGCCTTGCGGACCAGTTACACCTTGTTCACCCTGCGGTCCTGTTGGGCCAAGATCGCCTTGCGGTCCAGTTGGTCCGAGTGGACCTGTCGGACCTACTTCACCTTGAATGCCTTGTGGACCTGTCGGGCCAATATCGCCTTGCGGTCCAGTTGGACCAAGCTCGCCCTGCGGACCGGTTGGACCAGCGTCACCTTGCGGGCCGGTCGGGCCGATGTCACCTTCAGGACCTGTCGGTCCTTGAATCTGACCAACGTTGACCCACGATGACGTAGTTGCAGACCATACGTACAGGTCACCGGCGACAAGATAGCTGTCACCTGGATTTCCTGTCGGCTGAGCTGCAATGAGAGCTGCGTACGACGCGTATGAACCAAGAATGGTGACGCCAGTTCCCTGAGGACCGGTTGGACCAAGGTCGCCTTGCGGACCTGTAGGACCGAGCGGACCAGTTGGGCCAATGTCACCTTGCGGACCTGTCGGTCCGAGGTCACCCTGCGGTCCTGTTGGGCCGATGTCGCCTTGAACGCCTTGCGGACCAGTTGGGCCGATGTCTCCTTGCGGACCTGTCGCGCCGACTGCGCCAACGAACGAATACGGATTCCAGTAGACTCCAAGGTTTCCACCTGTCGGAGGAAGCGCGTCGTTTGTCGCAAGACAGATGAAGTAACTTCCACTATAGAAGATGATCTCACCAGGCTGATACGCGTTTTCAAACGCGCGCAGCGGTGAATACTCAAACGCATCGAAGCCTTGTGGGCCTGTAGGACCAGTAGCACCGGTGTCCCCCTGAGGTCCTGTCGGACCTACGTCACCTTGAGGACCAGTCGCGCCTTCGGGTCCAGTTGGGCCAACATCTCCTTGAGGGCCTGTTGCACCTTCTGGACCGGTTGGACCAGCGTCACCTTGCGGGCCTGTCGGACCAACATCACCTTGAGGACCGACGTCACCTTGCGGACCAGTTGGACCTGCGTCACCTTGAGGACCTTGATCGCCTTGCGGGCCTGTCGGACCAACATCACCTTGCGGACCTGTTGGACCTTGAATGCCTTGCGGACCTGTTGGACCTTCAATGCTGCCGACGTTGTCCCACTCTGAACCGACGTTGTCCCAAACATACAGGTCGCCGTCAACTAGATATCCATCACCTGGATTTCCTGTCGGGTGCGCCGCAATGAGTGCGTTGTATGTAGCGTATGAGCCAAGAATTGTGATCGACGTTCCAGCAGGACCTGTAGGTCCGGTGTCGCCAGCGACGCCTTGAACGCCTTGAATACCTTGCGGACCTGTCGCACCTGTTGCGCCGACTGGACCGGTCGGACCGGTTTCGCCTTGCGGGCCCTGCGGACCGGTTGGACCGCCTGAAGGTCCTGTTGGGCCGATAGGACCTGTTGGGCCCAAAGGACCTGTAGGACCGGTTGAACCTTGCGGACCGATAGAGCCGCGAGCCGCTGCTCCAGCAGTTGCGTCAGAGACAGGAGAAAGACTGCCAAGTTGAGAGAAGATGTCGACCGGACTTCCGTCACCAACAGGCAAGAAGATCCAGAACTTAGTCGGCTTGACGCCGTTGATTCGCACCTGAACTTCGTATGCCCAGCCAGTTGGCTTGAGCGCTGGGTTGTCTGTTGTTGGAAGAGTGATGCTGAACGCACCTGATCCATCGAGAGTAGCCACGACGGGATCTGTTACGATGACATCGTCGTTTTCGTCAACAACCGTGCTAGTTGGAGTGAACGTGACCGTGCCTCGCCCCGCAGTTCCGCGCGCGGTAATGTAGCTACCGGTTACAACACGAGTTACAATGTCCTCTGACCAGCTCACCGACGAATCCACCTTGTCCTGCATTGCTCGCAGGGTGCAACAATGCTAAAACTACTGGAGAATAATACCAACGGTAGACTACTCCTCATTCCTACGGGAAGCCACGAATCCAATGGTCGCGGACTCAGAACTCTTAGGCTTTTCATCTTCTAGAACTGCTAGCTCTTTTACATGAACTGGTTCTGTGGCGTCGGCTATGGCGGCGTACGCGGCGGCACTGACCCAGTGCTCGTGAGCATCGACTAAAGTCGTCGCTCTCACTAGATCGTAGGCGCTCAGCATCGCGGCGACTTCAGACGGCGGGATCGGTCCTTCTAGGTCTAAGATTCCAGACCACACAACACCGACTCTTGAAAGGTCAGTGTGCTGTTGATCTGCCATCTGCGCGGTGACAACAAGCTGTGCAGTCTCGAGCACTTTGCTCTTGTGGGAGTCCTTCAAGATGCGACGAGACTTGGCCATTCACGACTCCAATACAGTCATGTCCTGCCGGCGGCACGGCGGGATAGCCAAATTGTATCAACGCATTGAAAGTGTGACCGCTCAGTCGAGCCAGATGACGTATTCTGCCGTCACTCGACCTTTTTCAGGATCGACGAAGTGAATACGTTGTGACGGTCTGCCAATCGCGGCGACGAACTCTCGAGCGTACTCGTTACCGGACTCGGGAGAGCCAGTCACAAACACTCGGCCACCGTTCGCCATCGTCAGCGCCATCGGCGTGTGCCAGTGGCCCATGTAGACATCTTGAAAGTCTTCAACCACGCCTGTTGCCCAGGCATTGGCCTTGCGGAGAATACCAAACGCCGGCGTGTTTCCGCCGAAGCTCTTGATCTCGTCGCCGTGGACTAGCAAGGCCTTGTAGTTGCCGATGGTGACGATCTGATACCAGTCGCCCGACATCTGCCACGTGACGTTCTTTAGATCTCTAGTTCTGTCTTGACAGATCCGATACGCCATCGCGTCGATGTTGTCACCTGACGGAAGCTCTCCCTTCCGACCAAGACGACCGTGATTGCCAAACTCGCAGACGATCGAGACTTTCTCGAAAGTTGATGAGAACGAGCGGACCATCTTTTCCATGATCCGCGCGGCTTCAAAGAGCTGCTCGAATAGATGCGCCTCTACTTCCCAGGCTTGGCCTGGAAAGATCGTGATGCCTTCGACCATGTCTCCGCCGAAAAGAAGACATAGCTCTCTGACCGGGTGATGGCTCTGCTGGATCGTCGAAAGTTCATTGACCTTCACGATCATTTGATCCATACGAGCGGCGCAGGTAGTCATACCGTACGAGACGGTCTTCTTCCCGAGCTGCCAGTCGGTGGCGTGAACTACTGCAACCTCGCCTTTACCTTTGCGAGGATCTTTAGCTGGTGGCTTTTGCTTGTCTGGGATCCCTCGGCCGGCGGCGATGCCCGCGTCGTACGCTGCCTTATAGACTGCTTCTACAAGTTCTTCGTTCTTGCGCTTGGCCTTGTATTCAGAAGCCTGGGCGGTCTTTAGAGCTCTTCGGAGATCTGCTATCTCTTCCTCGAGCTTGATCTCGTCCTCGAGACTCATTTGATCTTCGTCGAGAGCTCTCCTCGACGATACCTCGAGATGACTGATGAGGCGAGCTTATGTCCTCTGCGCGCCATTGCCTTTGAGATTCGCGAAGCTGAGATCGAGTGGTCGTCGAGCGCTGCCAGCAGATCTTTTCTGTCTGACGGCTCGAGTGCCTCTAGTATCTCGGCGATTCGTGACCTGTTTCCAGGGTGAATCTCCGTTTCTTGGATCTCCTTGAGAAGATCTCCCATAACCGTACCTCCCATGATTTGGCCGGTGTTTGTCATTAGTCACTATATCATACTCATTGTCATCGCGTGTGAACTATCAACAAATTCTTTGTAAGCTCATTCATGTCTTCTTTTTTGTCCACATTCACGCTTCAACACGAAGCTTGGTGTATTATGAACGACCTACACAACAAACAGCGCGGCCAGAAGCTTCGCACATCTCTCAACCGAAAGAAGATCTCTCGCTTCAATGACAACATGGGAATCAGCAACTGGTAGACTGGGTTCAGCTGCCGAATGGTACGCACAGCAGGGCTGGTTCGTCATGCCTTGCTACGGCATTGTCGGCGGACGCTGCACATGCGGCGGCTCGCATCCTGAACCGAAAGACGTAGGCAAACATCCTCGTGTAAGTGAGTGGAACGTGCAGGCGACTGCGAACATCGACGCAGTCAAAGCGTGGTGGACACAAGACCAAGATAGCAACGTCAGCGTGTACTGCCGACCGAGCGGATTCTTCGTCATCGACATCGACCCGAGAGCGGGCGGGCCTGACTCATTTGAGAAGTTTGAGTCTCTTGTAGAGGGCGCGCTTCCGCCAACAGTCGAGGCGATCACTGGCTCGTACACGGCGAACGGCAAGATTATTCGCGGCAGGCATCTTTTCTACAAGTGCGACGAATCAGAGTCGCTCGTCGGCAACCTCAAGAAGTCTGGCCTCAACGGCATCGACATCAAGCACAACGGCTACGTGCTCATCGCGCCGTCGCGGCATTTCTCTGGTGTGTGCTACGAGTGGGTGCAGGGCAAGGCGCCTTGGGAGATCCCGGTCGCGCAGGCACCAGAAGAGTTGCTGTCAGCATTGAGAAAGCGTGGAAAGCGAGCTACGTCTAAACTCGGTGAAGGCGATTGGACCTGGCTTGAAGACGCAGACTTCTCTGGCGAGCGAGTTGACGTTGACAGGCTTCTTACTGAAGGCATCGACGAAGGCTCTCGTGCCGTTGACATCTACGCACTCGCGTGCGCTCTCGCTAACAAGTTTCCTGTGAACACCGAGGCAGGTCGCCTAGCAGTCGAAACGATGATGATTCGCTTCAACGCCGAGAAGGTACGTCCGCCGCTTGAGCTCGAAGGACAGGGCGGATTGCTGATGCATGTGCGTCGTGCTATTCAGTTTGTTGTCGATAACCCAAAGACAGAGAAGCTGTGGCCAGGTCTACAGGACTGGGCAATCAAGTCACAGGAAGAAACGCGAGCGAAAGCTGGCATGACGACGACGTCAATCGTCGCACGTCCTCCTACTCAATCCGACACGACGTACCTGCCTGGCACAATCGGCGGGACGGTGTCAGCTGCCTTACAAGACGGCGACTCACTTGCAAAGGCGACAAGCCTGACGAACATCGACGTACCGCAAGACCCAGACGCGATCAGCGAAGAAGAGGGTGGTGAGCCTGGCAAGCGAACGCTCACGGACACAGGCAACGGTCGTCGTCTTGTTGACTCTTTCGGCGCCGCGGTCAGATACACTCCAGGTCTTGGCTGGTTCCACTGGGACGGCGGATACTGGAAGCCAGACGTCGAGAGCCTCGAGATGCAAGAACTTGCAAAGAAGATCGCGCCTATTGTCGCAAGCGAAGTTGTCCACTATCTCGACGACGCAGACAAACAGTCCGAGGTAATCAAGTGGGCGCAACAGGCAAAGTCAAACTCGCGCATCACATCATGTATTGAGAGCGCCACGTCAGACCCTCGCATCTTGGTCGGCGTCAACAACTGGGACTCTGACGAGACTCTTCTTGGCGTAGCCAACGGAGTGATCAATCTCCGCACCGGTGAGCTCTTGAAAGGACGCCCGGATCTCTACATCACTCGCCGCGCGCCGGTCGCGTACAATCCTGGAATACGCAATATCCGCTGGGAACAGTTCATTGACTTCGCGACAGGAGGCGACAAAGAGCTTCAGGAATGGCTGCAACGAGCGGCTGGATACTCGCTTACTGGACTGCGCACATACGACGTTATGTTCCTAGTCTATGGTCCTCCAGGATCAGGCAAGAACACGATGGTTGAAGCGCTGGTGAAAGCTCTCGGTACTGCGCAGTACGCGTGGCCGTTAGACTCAAGTATTCTTGCTCAAGGCGACGGACAGGCACACGGAGCCGACCTGTATCACTGGGCAGAGCTTCGCGGACGCCGCATGGTGTGGGTCGACGAGTTGCCAGAGTCAGAGCGCATGAAAGAGAACTCGGTCAAGAAACTGACAGGCTCTTCTGAGATCTCAGCGCGTTCGCCAGGCGAAAAGCCGTTTACGTTCCAGTCACAGGCGAAGCTGTGGGTCACCACAAACCACAGGCCGATCATCAGCGACGACGCGATGTGGCGCCGACTTCGTCCGATACCGCTCACAAACATTCCAGAAAATCCAGACCCAGACCTCAAGCACTACATCTTCGATCCAGAAGGTGCGCTGCCGGCGGTGCTGTCGTGGGCAGTCGAAGGCGCGATCAAGCTTCTTAGTTCAAGCGCACGCGACGCTCTTGGCTGGTGCACCGCAGTCAGTGACGCTGCTGAGATCTACCGCAAGAACGAGGACCGCATCGGATTCTTCTTGAACGAAGAGACCAAGGAGTCAGAAGGCGCGGCAACACCGGTAAAGTCGCTGTACGCAGTCTACCGCATCTGGTCAGAAGAACGTGGCGAAAAGCCAATGACACAGATCGCGTTCCAGCGCAAGTTGCAAGACAGAGGCATCGCGGTCGAGGGTCACGGCTCACGCGCACAGTTGATGGGTCGTCTGTTGATGCCGAGAGTGGTACCGCAAGGTGAGGTCGACTGGGGAATTGCTACGCGATTCGCTAGATAAGTTTCTTCGCTCGGGGAGAGACGGGCGCTGAAAAAACGAGCCGGGATTCTGAGACGAGAGACTTAGGGTCCCGGCTCAACTACTTTGTTGTGCTTTCCTTTGAGAAGGACGTGAGACACACTTGACGCATACCACTTCTTTCCGCCGTTGCTAGTGGACACCTCGAGCTCGTTGAGCTTTCGCGCGATCTCTGAGTAGCTGATTCCAGAGGCTCGCCACTGTGTCATCACGTTGAGGACTTCAGCGGGGATCTTTGTCTTAGGACCTTTGTCTTTGCCCCAGACAACTCCGTTAGCTCGGCGATCTTTGTGGACGTCTTTCTGCCGCTCGGCGATGATCGCTCGCTCCATCTCAGCCAAAGCTGACATGATCGTGACGACGAACCGTCCTTGGTATGTAGACGTGTCGAGGTTTAGATCGAGCATGACCACGCGCCAGTTGTTCTTATTCGCTCGGTCGATGATCGACAGGAAGTCTTGAGTAGATCTGGCAAGTCGGTCGACCCTTGTGACGATCAGCGCTTCTGCCTCGCCGCGGTCTAGGCGCTCGAGAGCAGACGAGAGAACTGGACGGCCTTTGATACTTTTACCAGATCTGCCTTCTTCCCTGAGAAGCTCGGTCTTCTTGTATCCAATGTCGTTGGCAGCCTTCTTGAGAGCTCTTTCCTGCACGGCAAGGGACATTCCGTCGTTTACCTGCATAGAAGTGGACACTCTTGTGTACAGCAGCGCTACCTTCTTCGACGACTTGCTAGTTTCCATATCCAGTAAGGCTTTCCGTGACAATCTTGTACAAAACTCGTTAGCTACACTCTAACACACCTAAGTTTAGGTGTGTACACAGGAAACCCTTGTCCAGCAAGGGTTCTAGATGGCCCACTTGTTGGACAGATACGACTCTATTCCGCCGATTTCAGGCGACGAGATGGCCCGGCTGAAGTAGATGACCTCGCCCACATCGCCAGCAAAGTACTCTGAGTTGTTGTACCAACCAATGTTTAGAACAGACGTAGAAGCGCTTGTTATTGCTCCAACAGTCCCAGAGAACGTAAGAGTTTGCGTCGTCTCTTGATAACGAAAGACAAGACGGTCGGCGTTGCCAGTCTTAGTTCCATCGTAGATCAGTCCAAACATCTTGAACTTTGTCGTGTCTGCCGTAGCCGTGCTTGTTCCGGTCCCGCCAGACGTTGAAACAGCCCAGTTTGTGCCGTTCCAGTAGATCTTTTGGCCGTTTTGGTCAGAGCTTGTGATTGTTCGTGTGCCTGTGGTGTTTGTTATCTTTGCGACAACATAGATCGTGAAGCCAGAGAGACTTGCCGCCCATGTAGCAGGGTTGATTGTCAAGTTGTCGTTTACACCGTCAAAGCGGACAACAGCATAGCCGTTTTGTTCGTTTGTTTGATACGTAGGCCGCACAGTTGCGCCGCCGCTCGGGTTTGCGTTGTGCGCGAACACAGACTTGTCAGACCATTGAGTAAACGTGTCTCCGTCGGCTGGGTTGCTTGGAGTGAACTGAGCAGACGACGTCGAGTCATACCACACCTGCAAGCTTGGCAGAACGTTCGGGTTTGTGATCGCTCCCGGACGCATTCCAGAGAAAAAACTACTGTTTGCTCCGCCATGAAACGGCATGATTTATCCGAACGTAACTAGTTGACCAAGAACTAAGTAAGTTCCGGCAATGTTGTAGATGGTGAACATTACGATGTCTTTTTTACCTACGTTGCCGGTGGGGACAATTCCTGCTTGCCAGTTTATTGTCTGCGAAACTCCAGCGATTTGTAAAGCGGTGATCATGTGACCTGTTGCGTTTTGCTGAAGAACAGTTGTGATATTTGTTGCTGTGTTAGTGGCAAGCGACAAGTTTGTAATGTTTGCCGTGATATTTCCGGCTATGTTTGTGAAGTTGAATATAGAACCAAGCGAGTAGTCAAGCGCAGTCGCGCCTGTTGCGCCGCTGATTGTCGTCAACTTTTCATTCACTGTCTCGAGGACGACTGTTCCGTCTGAGCTAAATGTTCCAGTTGGTCCTGTAGGTCCTGTTGCGCCTGCTGGTCCTGTAGGTCCAGTCGCACCGGTCGCGCCCGCCGTGCCTGTTGCACCTGCTGGTCCTGTAGGTCCTGTTGCACCTGCTGGTCCTGTAGGTCCTGTTGCACCTGCTGGTCCTGTAGGTCCTGTTGCACCTGACCCGCCTGATCCCGCTGCTGCGTTGTACCAAAGACTTGTTGTTGCGTTGTATAGAAGAGTGTCTCCAGGTTGAGGGTTTGATATTGAGACATTGTGCAGCTCTTGAAGCTCGAAGCCGTTCTGCGGACGAACGAAGATTTCTCCGTTGTTTTGCTGATCTCGTGTAACGATTCCAATAAACACTAGATGGTTCGGTGCTTCTGGCTTATTTGCTAGTCCGTAGATCAGATTTCCGTTATCGCCAAGCCATATCGGATCACCTGCAGCGCCGGCAGCGGATGTGTCAAATCCTTCAAGAAGACCTTCTGTGACTACGTATCCAACAGCGTTTGGAGCTATAGTCTCTGCCATTACTCCAAGAGTCTTTGAAGAAGTCATTTCCACGCTGTAGTCAGCTGGAGCGACAAGCATGTTTGTTCCAGAAGTACCTGTTGATCCTGTGATGTAGACAGCTTGGCCAATGTTGATTGTTGACTCGGTGCCGTTGCGAACAAGGTGACGAACGAGGGACGTCGATGTCAGCGTTGCAGCTGGTCCAATTGGACCTGTAGGGCCTGTAGGCCCTGTCGGACCGGTTGAGCCGGTAGGACCTGTGACAGTTGAGTCAGCACCTGTTGGACCAGTTGGGCCGATAGGGCCTGTTGCGCCGGCAGGACCGGTTGGTCCAGTCACAAACGAGTCTGCGCCTGCGGGTCCCGTGACACCTTGAGGCCCTGTAGGACCGGTAACTCCTTGAAGTCCAGTCGGACCTGTCGGACCTGTTGGTCCAGTTGGACCCGTCGCGCCGATGTCTCCTTGCGCGCCTTGCGGACCTGTAGGCCCGGTCGCGCCGTCAACACCTGGAGCACCTTCGACTCCTGCAACACCTTGAGGACCCGTTGGCCCGGTCGCGCCTTCAGTTCCTGGTATGCCTTGAGCTCCAGTAGGACCTGTTGCACCTGAAGCGCCTGCAACTCCTGCTGGGCCCGTCGCACCTGTTGGACCCACCGGTCCAGTTGGGCCGGTGACTGTTGACGCCGCGCCCTGAGGACCTGTTGGCCCAGTTGGACCAGTTGGACCAGTCGGTCCTTGAATGCCCTGCGGACCTTGATCACCAGAGATGATGACCTCTGTCTTTTCGTTGATGACCTCGATGATCGCTTCGGTCTCGGTGACCTCTACAGTTGTCTTCGAGACATCGACGTAGACTACGCTGCTAGCAAGGTCGTCCATCAGTACGTGATCTCTGCGTCGATCGTGAGCCTTCCTTTGACGAGACGAGTTACAACTCCGCCCGCCGTGACAAGCTCGAGGTCGTACATGTACTTGCCCGCGTTCAGCAGCGCGGTCTGCGTTGCCGACACGGTGATGTCGATCGTCCCGTTGACTCCGCCGAGCACGATCCCGCCGCCTGCCGATGTTGTCAGCGACAAGATCGCCGGTTCTTGGACCATGCGACGGACCTTCATTCGTGCAGAATAAGACGTTAGATCAACAGGAGATCCGTCGATCTTCCAGGTAAGGCGCTGGGTGAACGTAGCACCCTGCTCCATCTTCAAGTGCAGAACTCCTGCAAGCATCTCCGAGAGACCTCCAAACAGACAACTGCCACCATTGTAGTCCATAAACTGCACCAAGACACTCTGAACTAGATCTATCAGTAATCAAAGTGTAACTTCGGACTCTCGCCTGGTAGGATAGACCCAACGCTAAAGACAAGTCCCTACCCCCTAGCGAGAGGACTCAAAGCTTGACAAAACTACTGACGATATTCCTATTGTCTGTTAGTAGCCTTAGCGGGGCCTTCAACTTGAAGGCCGAGAGTGTAGACACTACGAAACCTGCCGTTGAGGTCGTCGCTACCCGGGCCGGGACTGTTCCAGTCCAAGTCGCAGCTGACCACCTGGAAAGGTTGATGGAGAAGGAAAAGAACCGCGGAATCGTGTTTCGGCACGGTGACATCTCGTGGCTGCCGAAGCTGGCCGCCGAGGCGGGCTGGCCAGAAGAGACCTGGGACAAGCTCGGCGAGATCATCCTCCGCGAGTCGGGCGGCTGCCCGAACCGCAGGGGAGGCGACGTTGTTGACAAGAACTGCCGCATCACTCGGGTCTCGGAGTGGAACCACCGGTCGGACACGGGGCTGCTCCAGATCAACGGTACTCACTGGAAGAAGGACCACCCGAGCTATTCTGGAAGCATCTGCCGCGACATGGGAATCTGCGACCAAGAGACGCTTCTTGACCCGGTAACGAACCTCAAGGCGGGCAAGTATCTCTATGACATCGCGGGCTTTGGCCCGTGGGACCCATGCACCTGGAAGCCCGAGATGAAAGGCTGCAAGAAAAAGAACGACTGATGCTAGACGAGAGAGACGGTCGGGCGGTGATGGTCATACCGGTGCTGAACGGCTACGACCTGCTTGACAGAACGCTGGCGTCGGTGGACGATGACAGGATCAAAGAGATCTTGATCATAGACAACGGCGGTCATTATACAGATCTAGTTGAAAACTTCAGCCGCAGTTATGAACTGAAGATCCTGAACCTGCCGTCAAACCTAGGGGTAGCAGGGTCTTGGAACCTAGGGATCAAGTTGTATCCTCATGAACCGTTCGTGATCTTTGGGTCTCATGACAACGGGTGGATTCCAGGAGAGCTGACTCGGCTGATCAACGAGAGCTCTGAGTGCCACATGGTTGTAACGGACCCAGAGCCATACGCGACGTTCTCGCTCGGACGCGACATCGTGAGGCTGGTCGGGTTATTCGACGAAAACTTCTATCCCGCGTACTACGAGGACACGGACTACACGCGGAGGATTACACGAATGGGATTCGCGAGCTTGATCAAGAGACCCGGAATCAAGATGAACTTTTACTCACACGGGACAACAAGAGACTCAAGCCCAGAGTTCTACAAGAGAGACAACTTCACGATCGGCGAGAACCACGGATACTTTCACGCTAAAGAAGAACTACCCGTCGACGAGCAGAACAGCATGAAGTGGCAGATCGATAGACGGATTAGAAACGAGTGGCTTACTTAGAAGCGTTGGTCGGTCGCTTTTTCTTTACGCCGACCGGACCATGAAGGTCATGCGTGCGAAGCTCGTGCCCGTACGGTAGGCGTTGACGCCTCTTGCCGGCTTTTGTACCAGGGACCATCTCGACAGCACCCGTCTTTGGGTGCACGCGGCGGCGCTGCTGCGCCGACTTACCCGAGCTTCCGCCGCCGGACTTTTTCTTGCCCACTGAGCTTTCCTGTCATGTGATCGTTGATGTGCTGGTCTAGCTTGTTCTCTGTGCGAACTGCCGTTTCTTCAACTCTGTCGATCGAGCGGCCAAGAGACTTGCCGAGGTTCTCGATCTTGTCAACGACGAAGTTGTGATCTTCACTGTTCTTTTGCCAACGACGGTTACTTGTTCTGCGGCCATGCTCCATGTAGCCGACGCCTAAGACGCCGACAAGGCCAATGAGCGCGACGAGCACCTCGTTCATAGGACTTACTTCAGTCCGAGAATCTCGAGGACCTTGGCGCCGGCCTTGGTCTCTTTGGCGTTCAGTCCGTGCTTACCCTTCAGCATCTTCACAGCGTTTGCCGTGGCTTGGTCAAACTTGCCGTCTGGGTTCTTCGGGTAATAACCCTGCTTCTTCAGCGCTTCTTGCAGAGCCTTGACGCGAGGACCGTTGTCGCCTACGTCGAGCGCTCCGTCGCCTGTTGGTGCTGGCGCGGCGGCTGGCTTTTCAGCTTTAGGAGCCGGTGCTGGCTTGTCTTCTTTCTCTTCTGCTGCTGGAGCGGCTGAGACATCTGGCTTCGCGTATCCGTTGCCTTCTGCGATCCAAGCCGAGACCGCGGCTGGAACAACGTCACCTGCGACGTAGCGGAGGTGCCACGGCTCTTCCGGAACAACCTCCCACGAGAAACCAAAGTCCTTGACGTTGGCAATCAGCCACTCAAGACGCTCTCCGCTCGCGGTGTGAACGTCAACGGCGATACCCAAGTTGTGCTGTGACGATCCTGGAGCCGCGAGGCTTGCGAGCTTCTCGTTCTTCTTGTACCACTTGACGCCTTCAAACGTGCGAGTGCTGTTGCCGTTCGGCTCTTTGGTGTAGCGCTCGAGGAAGACCTTGAGCTGCGAGTCGTACGAGCGGTATGTGTCGCCAGACGAAACCGGCTTGAGCTCGATGCCGTCGGCCTTAGCCTTCGCGACCATCGCACCCCACGCGTTCGCGGCGCGCCAGTGGAGCTTGCCGCCGCCCGCCGCTGGCTTCAGCAGCGCCTCAGGAAGTCTGCCCGGCTTGTGACCCTTGAGGTCCTCCGGCATCGTTACCTTGACAACGTAATCCCATGCGACTTTGCCCATTGTGAATAGCTCCTATGAGGTCGGCGTAAAAACGGTAAGAGCAACTATAAACTACTTCTGGAACCCTGTCTCGGTTCCTGATCAAGAAGAGCTTATGGCGGGGCCAGTGACGTCGGAAAGGACAACGCACGTCACGGCCCCGGCCGGCCACCCCTGGGAGAGGGTGCGAGCGCCCTACTACATGCGCTCGGCCTAGACGACCTATCAACCATTCAGCCCGTCTGGCGCGAGGGCAATAGTAACATGACGTAGATCCGTCATAGGTCATAGTTCAAACTTTCCGCCGTAACTATTGTAGAATAGCAAGGAAACGACGAACAACGAAAAGAGGAAGAATGCCTGAAGGACATTCAATACGGCACCTGGCGACGATACATGAGGGAGCTTTCGCTGGGAAGACGGTGAGAGCTTCTAGTCCGCAGGGGCGGTTCGCGGACGAGGCGAAGAATATCGACAATCGTATATTGAATAATACGACAGCGCACGGCAAGCATCTGTTCTTGCACTTTGACACCGGGCAGACCGTGCACGTGCATCTTGGACTGTACGGGTGGTTCTATCTGTCAAAGAACCCAAACAAGAAGCCTAAAGACTCGACCAGGTTGCGACTGCAACACGACATCTACATCTCGGACCTGGTAGCGCCGACAGCATGTGAACTGCTTGACGACGCTGGAGTGAGCGCGATAAAGAAGAGGCTTGGACCTGATCCGATACACGACGATGCAGACCCAGAACAAGCGTGGAAGAAGATCGTGAAGTCGAAGCGTACCATCGCAGGACTGTTGATGGATCAATCCGTGATCGCTGGGATTGGAAACGTGTACCGTGCCGAGCTGTTATTCTTGTCTCGTCTTGATCCATTTATTCCCGGTACGCAGATGCAGCGCGAGAAGTTCGATGAGATATGGCGGAACGCTTCCATTCTTCTTCGAGATGGGTCGACGGACGGCAAGATTCGCACGGTGGCGCCCGAGCACTTGGGCGAAGACGAAGTCAAATTACACGGTTGTTCTCAGTTCAGCTACGTCTATAAACGGCAACGCCAGTCGTGCCGTCTCTGTATGACAGAGGTCAAAGAAACAGAACTTGATTCACGGACTCTCTACTGGTGTCCCACCTGTCAAAGATAAAATATGTAGGTGAAAGTCGCGGAGAGCACAGACACTAAAGCATACGTTTCTGGCGATCACGACAAGTTCGCTCACTACGCAGACAAAGCAGACATCGTAGAAGCCGTCGTTACAGGCGTTCCTATCGTCGCTCTTTGCGGAAAGATATGGGTACCGACAAGAGACCCAGATGGCTTTCCAGTCTGCGAGCGCTGCAAACAAATATACGAACAGCTTCAATAATTGTAGGGAGTAGTAATCAGCCATGACTATGTCTTTGTTCTCTTTCCGTCTTTCGCCGGAGTTTGTCAACGAGTATCGTGACAAGCCCGCGCCGTTCGGCTACCGTGACGCGGGTGGCAACTCTGTAGGTGAGATCACGTTCTTGCGTACCTACTCTCGGTTGAAGGAAGACGGAACAAAAGAGACATGGGCCGATGTCTGCGAGCGTGTTATCAACGGCATGTACTCGCTTCAAAAAGACCACTGCAAGACAAACCGTCTGCCGTGGAACGACAGCAAAGGGCAAGCGTCTGCAAAAGAAGCTTTCGACAGAATGTTTCATCTCAAGTGGACGCCACCTGGCCGAGGACTTTGGGTCATGGGCACTCCACTTGTAAACGACCAGCGCAACTCTGCTGCGCTTCAAAACTGCGCGTTTGTTTCGACCGCCGACATGACGAAGGCGAACCCTGCAAAGCCGTTCGCTTTCTTGATGGAGGCGTCGATGCTCGGTGTAGGTGTTGGGTTCGACAACCTTGGAGCAGAGAAAGAGTTCACGATCTACAAGCCTGGGTCGGTCGGCACGTACGTGTACGAGGTCCCAGACACTCGCGAAGGCTGGGTTGAGTCTGTCGTGCTGTTGCTGAACTCGTACTTGAAGCCAGACATGAACAAGATCGACTTTGACTACCAATACGTGCGTCCGGCAGGAACACCGATCAAGACGTTTGGCGGAACCGCAGCAGGGCACGAGCCGCTCGAGCGTCTGCACAACCACATTCGCAGACTGTTTGACGGGCGAGCTGGACAGCCGCTCACAAAGGTCGACATCGCCGACATCGGCAACTTGATCGGCGTGTGCGTCGTGTCTGGCAACGTCCGACGCTCGGCAGAGCTGCTGATCGGCAGCATCAATGACAGCGACTTCTTGAACCTCAAGAACCCGAAGGCGTTTCCTGAGCGCAACTCTTATGACGCCAGTTCTCCAGGCTGGGGCTGGATGTCGAACAACTCGGTGCTCACTTCTGTTGGTGAAGACCTTGACTCGATCGTCGAAGGCATCAAGCTGAACGGCGAACCGGGCGTCATCTGGCTAGACATGAGCCGCAAGTATGGACGACTGGTAGATCCGCCGAACAACAAGGACCACAGAGTGGTCGGGTACAACCCGTGCGCCGAGCAGTCGCTTGAGTCGTACGAGTGCTGCACCCTGGTCGAGACGTACTTGAACCGACATGACAGCCTTGAAGATTACAAGCGGACGCTGAAGTTCGCCTACCTGTACGCGAAGACCGTGACTCTCCTGCCGACGCACTGGGAGGAGACCAACGCGATCATGCAGCGAAACCGCCGCATCGGAACGTCGATGTCTGGCGTCGCCAACTTTGCGGACATCCACGGTCTGCCGGTCCTCAGAGACTGGATGGACTCGGGATACAAGACGATCCAGCGGTATGATAACGTCTACTCAGAGTGGATGGGAATCCGCGAGTCGATCAAGATGACGACCGTCAAGCCGTCTGGCACGGTGTCGATACTTGCAGGCGAATCGCCGGGAGTGCACTGGACTCCGGGTGGCCAATACTTCATGAGAGCGATCAGGTTCGCCAACGATGACCCGATGCTTCCGCTCTTCCGCATGGCCAACTACCGGGTGGAGCAAGCGTCAGAATCGCCGAATACAACATCGGTGGTCTTCTTCCCGATTGAATCTGTCGCGAAGCGCTCGGAGAAAGACGTGACGATCTTCGAGAAGATGTCGCTTGCCGCGACCGCGCAGCGGTACTGGTCGGACAACTCCGTGTCGGTGACGATCTCTTTTGACAAAGAAAAAGAAGCAGACCATGTCGGGACAGTCCTGCACATGTACGACGGTCAGCTCAAGACCGTGTCGTTCTTGCCGAGCGGCAACGAGACGTACCCGCAGATGCCGTACACGCAGATCACTAAAGACGAGTACGAGAAGGCGAAGACGGCTTTGTTCCCGATCGACTTCTCGGGAGTCTACGCCGGAATGGCCGCAGACGCGATCGGAGAGTCGTACTGCACGACGGACTCGTGCGAGATCAAGTGGGTGAAAGAGAATGCCAAGTAGCGAGGCCTATGCGATCGTGCACCTGTCGGTCGGCGGCTGGGGAGGCTCGTACTACAAGACTCTCTGCGGCGTCGAGGCTGACACCGAGTGGGTGACGTTCAACGAGGTCAACGTGACCTGTGACGCCTGCAAGGAAGCCAACCGGTACAACAGGGGCAAGAAATAGATCTATCTGTAACTTTCCGCGGCGGTTATTAGTCTTAGTATCAAAAACCGACGGATAGGTTACTATGGAGACCGAGGCTGGGGAGCCTCTATCAGAGGGCACGAACTTCTGTTGGAGGCTGTGTGGCACAGATCAAGAACATCATCCTCAGGATCATCGCGACCTTCGCGGCGTCCGGACTTGGCGTCATCGGCGCAGGAACAATCGCAGGTGTGCCGCTGTGGCAAGCGATCTTCATGGCTGGAATCGGCGGAGTCGCCACCGTCATCGAGGGACTGTCACGCGCGTTCTTGGACGACGGCAAGCTCAGTCTTGACGAGATCAACGCGGTGTTTGACAAGGTAGGAAAACAGCCTGTCAAGACAGCAGAGGCAGAGACCGTTGAGGCTCCTGCCGAGTACGTATCCGAAAGCACAGAACAGCAGGCGCTGTGAGGCGCGTTTTCGCCGCGGCGGCTATCGTCCTAGTCTTAGGAGGATGCGGCTATGACGGCAAATACCGATATGAGTGTCAGGACCCAGAGAACTGGGACGCCGAGGAGTGCAATCCGCCGATCTGTCTTGTGGACGGAATGTGCACCGAGACACTGATCGGGTTCGACCCAAAGAACCCGCCAAGTGAAACAAACGTAACAAGTGAAACAAATGAAACTGTACCAGCAGAAGAAGGACAGCCATGAGCAAGAACAAGCAAAGAATGACGCCTGAAGACCTCGACGCGAGGTTGAAGTTCGTCGTCGGCTGCGTGCTGGCGGCCGTGTTGACAATCACAACAATCGGCGTCTTGTACGCTCTTGTGTTTGTGACGCAGCCCATCGGAGCGCAGGCCGAGAACGACAAGATGTTCTTCGGCGTGCTGTCATCGGTGGCAACGTTCATCACAGGAACTCTTGCCGGATTGATGATCTCAACTGGAAGAAATAAGCAGAGTGAAGACACAGAGCACCCAGCCGGGTGTTCGTGCGAAACCTGCTCGGCGGGAAGCTAAAGAGACCACCCCGCCTATCCTCTCGGAAGGACCTAGAGGGTCCTTGTCAACGGGGTGGGACGTTTGAGTCAATACTACGGCATCAGTAGGTAGGATAGTCGTATGACAACAGAGCTTCAAGAAGCAGAAGAAGCGCTTGAGCAGATTGTGCTGGTTACAAACGCGATGGCCGTCGAACGAATTGACAAGGCGCTTGTCGAGGTGAGCGGACGAGATCTAGTGTCGTCTGCTGAGATCACGGACTTGTTGCTCGATGTCCGACAGATCCTGGTTATCGACCTTGAAGAGATGGTGTCAAGCTCCGACTAACGGACCCAGTAGCTGTGCCGATCTAAGATCTCTTGCTGCTCGCTACGCTTCGGCCGGTCGTGGTTGTAGTGGTAGTCATTGACAGCTCGCATGAGAACAAGCTTGTGAAACGCGGTGGCGAGCATGATAACTGTGAATAAGATGAGAAACGGCATCTTGTTATTCTAAAAGATCGCCGGAAAACAAGTTACTCTGAAATCAAGAAAAAGAAGGGAGAGAACGATGGACTTTGGTAAAAAGCGTGACGCCACAACGCTTGTAGCGTTCTTCGTCTTTCTGCCTGCGATTGCTGTGACTCTTGTCTACAAGCTTTGGCAGATGCGAAAAGACCTGACGCTGCCTAATCGCGATATGTGGGAGTGATCTCCACGCCTTCTAGCTCGTCGTCCACGCCGTTTCTCACGAGCAGGTCGACGACCGCGCTCTGAGGATCGTCTCCAACGCCTATGACGTTGGCCTCCGCAGAGTACCAGAAGTCCACTGCGTCCGAGTCGTCGCCGTGCAGGTACTCTCGCATCCTGTCGTCAAACTCATCGAAGTCTACTCCGCCCGTGGCGAACCACTTTCCGCCTTCATATACTCCCGAGTACCGAGACTGGTGCACGATGATCGGATACAGGTCGTTGATTGTCTTCTTCTTCTTTTCTTTCTTGGTCTTAGTCTTCATGTGACTCTCCTTGCCTTGGTCTCATCCTAGACAAAAGTCACAAGCACGAGTGACACACAGAAATAGCCTCTTGATAGAGGTATAGAATCAGCCGCCGCTAGGCAGACTGAAGTTCGGGCTCTTGCCTCGAGAAACGAGTTGTCGTGATTACCGAGCCTTCGCGCTCGGTGAACGGCGGAAGCTCCTTGCGTATCAAACCGCGAATGAGCCAACGGTCGGTGCCGTCATAGCGAGCTGGGAACGGTGTGCGACCGTGGACGATCTTTGAGTTGTCGATGACCAAAAAATCACCGCGCTGAAGAGAGATCTCTCTGACACACGGCTCGACGGCCTTCGCGAACAGGTCAAGAGCTCGTTGAGCTTCTGGATTTGTGCCTCGCATCGTGGACTTGTCGAAGGTCATTCGCCAACGACCGGTGTCCTTATCTGTCGTCAAGATCGGCAGCAGGACCTCTTGGTCTGGCTCGCCGTGCAGACGGAAGCTCTGGTCAACAGTAGTGATGAACTCTGGACGAGTCAAGGTATCGACGGTCTTGTTGTCGAGGAAAGACACGATGGTGTCGACGTGAGCGTAGGTCGTCTTAGCGGCCTTGTCTCCGCGAAGGCAGCCGAGGACGATGTAGTCGGGACGGTACGGGTGGAACGCGGTCTCGGTGTGAAGCTCGAGCTGAGTCTTAGACGAGTTTGAGATCTGGTCTGTCTCGAAGGACTTTACCGGATAGACATGCTGGATGTACTTTCCGTCCTGCTCTTGAGCGTATCCGACTAGATACCCGTACTTCATCGAGACCTCGAGCATCGCCGAGTACGCCTCTGGAATCTTGACAAACGCTCCGCGTTCGGTTGGTGTCGGAGGAATGATTCCGACTTCCTTGTCAAACATGTCAAGACCGTCGCCGTAGCTATGCGCGTTCATCATCACCTCTCCTTGTCGTTCGTAGTTGCTTATTACTGTATACTAAGACGGACGTACTCCGTGCACCGACCACCGTGTGAAACAGTCGCGGTCTTTTGTGTTGCAAAGCGAGATGTACTTCTCTCCTGGAGCCCAGATCCCACCGACTCCGTACCAGCCGTCTTTTCCAGATACGTCAATGACCGTCTTACAGAGCTCGCAGACCGGCCCCGTCGGGGGATTGGCCATCAGTTGAAGCTCTTGAGGACGATGTCGACGATGACGCTCTCGGTGGCCGGAATGTTCATCGAGCGGGACTCGGTGTACATGAACCACAAAGCGTCGGTGATCTGGATCGCTGAGCGGTGCGTCTTCTCGTGAGGGTGGCCGTCTTTCTGCAGCGCGCCGTAGACCTGCCTGTATATGACGGTGTACGTCAACTCGGCACGGTCTTGCTCAGTCATCGTCATCTCGGCCTCCTTCACAGACCGGGTGCGCCAAGATCGCCCAGATCTTCTCGTCTTCGGCGCAGGGGCAGTACGGTAGCTTCTTTCCGGCGTCGATCATGTTATCGGCGCTTGAGGTGCTTGCCCTGCAGCTTCTTCTGGTGTCGCTGGACACCGTAGTAGAGCGGGTACGAGTTGGTGATGTCGAGCTGACGAGCGATCTCGGACAGCGAGACGCCGTCCTTGTACGCGTTGTAGAGCGCCTCGTGGTACTGAGACGCGCCTTCTTCCTTGGCTGTCTCGATCGTGGAGATGTGAGCGTCTACGTCGGCTTCTGGGTTCGCGGTGAAGTCGTTGACCGGAAGGTCGAACGTCTGGACACGGCGACGAAGTCCGGCGTACGAGACGCCAAGCTCTTCGGCGAGCGAGATCAAGCTTCCGCCGTCCTTAGTGTACTCGACCAAGAGCCTGCTGTACTCGCGGCTGGCCTGGTGGTACGGAGTGTCTTGGTTGCGTGCGCCGTACGCGCGCTGCGCCTCTGGGAGAAGCGGGCGAATCTTCTTGGCGTACGCCTTGACGATGTCTGTATCTGTTGGCATTGTTGTCATTGTTCCTTGTTATCTAGGGGTTGTTGTGCGACCTACAGGAACAGGCCGTGCGTTCATTATACAAGGAACTTTCGGCGTTGTTATAACCGTGATGAAGAGTCTTGATCTTCCTCAAAGATCTTCTCAAGAACCCAAAGAATCGTCCAGATCACAAGAGATGCTGAAGCAGCAAGCGTGACTATGAGCTTCAACTTACCGGAGGTCACCGCAGAGAGAAGGAGCATCATGAGTATGACGTACCGCTCTCGAGAGACTAGATCTCTGAAGTATTGAAGAGCGAGACGCCGAAGCTTACTCGTCATTCTCCAGCATCACGTGGATGTAGTGGACGACAAGCGCGGCGACGGTAGCGATAATCGCGATCTTGCGCGTGTCTCCCGACAGGGTGACGAACACGATGACGCTGCTCGCGATCGTGAACGACAGCGCGCTTGTCTCTTTCGCGAACTTCTTGAAGAATCGCGGCCAGTGGATCTTTCTCATTACAACTCCTCGGGGTACTTGAAGATGCTATTGCGTGTAAACTCTTCGTCATCGTCGTCTTCTTCTGGCCCCGTCAACTCTCCGCCGCCCTCTTCCTCTTCTTCTGGTTTCTTCGCCGCGTCGTTACCGCTGCTACCGCCACCTGAAGAGCCGCCACCGCTACTCCCGCCGCTGCCACCGCCTGACGGTGAACCGCCAGACGCTCCTCCAGCCATCGCAACGCCAGCGCCAGCGGTCGACAAGACTGCTGTCGCGGCGATCAGCGTGCGCCTTTCTCCTACTGTAACAACAGATCCAACAGGCGTGTACTCGTCGAAGCCGTCGCCGTAGATGTCGATCGTCTCCTCGAACGTCTCTTTCACGTCTTCTGGAGCGTCTGTCAAGGCCTCGGCGATCTCGGTCTTGGCCGAGTCGTCTAGCTGCTCGGTGTCGATCGCCTCGAAGATCTGTTCTGCCTGCTCGGTGCTGATGGACTCGAGGACCTTCTCGCTTGTCACGAGCGCGACGGCCGCGCCTGTGTCGACCTCATTCTCAAGGATCTTGTCAACAGCCGACGCGACCTGCTCTTCGGTGACCGAGTCGGACTCTAAGACGTCGAGGACCGCTTCAAGTTCTTGAGTCGTCAGCGGCTCGTCAAGGACCGCGCTGATAACCTCGTCGAACTGCTCGTCGCTGATCGGTTGATCCAGGATGTCCGACAGCACCTCGGCCAGCTCTTCCGCCGACTCAACTGAAAGAATCTCTTCAATCGCGGCCTCTGTGTCGATCTCAACAATTTCTCCAGGTTCAGTGGTAGTGTCTTCTTGTGATTCAGGCTCTTCAACTATTTGCTCTTCCGCTTCAGGTTCTGTCTGTTCTGTTTCAGGCGACGTATCTGGCACTGTCTCTTCTGGCTCTGTTTCTTCTGGAAGCGTCTCTGGCGTGGATTCTTCTTCTGGGTCTGGCAGTGTGGATTCCGGTGCGGTCGTATCTGGGTCCTCAGGATCGACGGAAGTATCTGGCGTCGTATCTGGTGTTGTGTCTGGTGTTGTGTCTTCTGGCTCGGCTGGGGGTGCTGTAGTTGAAGAAGTTGTTCCGCTTGGCGTTGCTTGCTCTTGCGACGGTGGTGTGGTTGTCGTGGTCGTGGTGGTTGACGTTGTGGTGGTTGTCGTCGTAGTGGTTGTCGTCGTAGGGACGGTATTTCCCGACTGTGCGAGCAGGGTTGTTTCTTGACCCGGAATCAAAGTGCCAGTTGTGTTCGCATTTGATGTTGAGTTCCAAACTGCGTATCTAATCCAGGTTCCGTTTTCATCCCAAGAATTGTCACTAACCGTCGCCCAACCCTGATAGCGCTGACCATTGTTGTAACCGTCTGCCAGATCTATCGCAATCGTGTTGTTGGTGAATGTGTTCCCGTCAATGAGTCGATTATTGGTGCCCATGTTCCAGCCGACGGGAATCCACGAGCTGTGATAAATCGCTATAGAGCTTCCAGAAAATGTTGAATCAAGAATCTGGCTTCTGTTGAGACCATTGATACTCGCAGCAATTCCGTTGTTTGTAAATGTTGAGTCTTGGACTTTCGTAAAACGCTGTTGGTTGATTCCGTACGTGTTGCCAGTGAAGGTTCCTCTTATCACATAAGTCCTATTTGAGAACACCGTGTCTGGGGCAATCAGTGCTCCATTAGAGGGGTTGACCGCGTCCCACGAGGTGTAGCCAGCAGTAAGGTTTGGGGTGCTTCCGTAGTCTCCACCAATGCCCGTGTAAAGAGCGTCCCATGTGCAGTCTGTGTATGTTGCTACTGAGGTTCCGTTGTTGTTCCAAACAGCGCTGCCGCCTCCCATTGTCGTGAAGCGCATGTTGCTTGCCGTCACTGTTCCGGCGCCGTTATAGATAAGACCACCGTTAGCGGAGGGACCGCGCTTCAGCGTCATGTCGGAGACAGTCAATGTTCTGCCTGATGCGACGTTGAACGGACGGTACAAGGTCATCCCGTCGATAATCGTGTTTGTCTTTCCGTTGCCGGTGATCGTCACACTCTGAGTGATCTGTGGCAGAGAGCTTGTCAACTCGATCGTCCCGTTCACCGTGAATGTGATCGCGTCGTACGCGCCGCCTGCTGTTGCGTTCGCTTGCGTGATCGCCCAGCGCAAGGTGCCGGCTGACCCATCGTCTAGAAGGCTGGACACTTCGAGAGAAGTCGCGGCTGGAACTGTTGTTGTTGTTGTTGTTGTTGTTGTTGTCGTAGTAGTAGTCGTAGTTGTTGTTGTAGTAGTGGTGGTGGTTGTAGTCGTAAGCGACGGGTTCGGATCGACACCGCTCGAGACGGCGGTCGCGTCGCTGATGCGCAGCATGTCGACGAAGTAGATGTCGCCCTCTGCTGGAAGAGAGAAGCTCGTGATGATCTTGCCGTTGCCGTTGAAGTAGATCTCCTTGTAGTAACCGGGAGCCTGGCATGTCGAGCAGCCGGCGGTAAGAACAGAGTTGCCGATCGTGAACGACGCCGTTGTGCTGTCGGAGTAGGTGACGGTGCCTGTTGCATCGCCGTTCTTCGCGCCGACACGGAAGTAGAAGCTTCGCGGATTGAGCGCGGACGGAAGCGTGATCGTCATCGCGGCGCTCGGGTTGCCCGCGTAGATCGCGTAGCCTTGAGTGCCGTAGCCGTTGTTCATGTTCGCGTAGTACCAGCCGCTCTGGTTCGATGTCGTCAGCGCGTTGCCGTTGACTCTTGCGGTGAGGCCGGCGGTCGTCGGGCCGGGACCTTCAAAGTTCTCGGTCGTCTCGGTGCCTGCTCCAGGAGCGGGGACGGTCGTTGTGGTCGTAGTAGTTGTAGAAGAAGTCGTGGTCGTTGTCGGGTTGTTGATCTGAACGGCTGACTGGCCAACGCACGGGAACGCGCCTGATCCGCCCGAGCATGTCTGCCAGCCTAGAGACGATGTCCAGCCAGACGTAGATGCGAACTCGCCGTTCGCGAGCAGCTCCGTGCCGTCTAGCGTGAGAGACGCGGTGTCGACGCGGGTGCCGTAGTTGCCTGCCCAGAACTCGCCGTCTTGACCAATGATATAGATACGAACGGTAGCGACGCTTGCCCAACCCGCGCCGACGCCAGCCGCCGTGACGCTGATCGAGTAGTTATTGAAAGTTCCGCCGTCGGTAAGCGTGATGACGCCCGTGTTGTGATTGTAGATGCTTCCTCCGCCTGCGCCAAGAAGCTGGATGCCGACGGTAAGAGTGTCAGATGACGCCTTCCAGTCTTGCGTCTCCGCCGCGCTGACGGTCGCCGTAAGTGTAGACGCCGACGCCCAGTTGCCAGGAACCGCTACGTCTTGAGAGACGGTGGCAGACTGCCACGCAAAAACAAGTCCTTGACCGTCCGAGGCGCTCACTGACTTGGGCTGCGGAACAAGCGCAAGCACCCACATGAAGGCCGGAAGAACGGCAAGAAAGCGCCTGCGGATCGCGCGACGCTTGTATGAAGTTGTTGCCCCTTGGTCTCCCCACCCGGACGGGTGAGTCGTATTCATTTGCTCTCTTTAGTAGCTGTCTGGATCTTCTCTGTCTGCGGCCTCGCTCGGTGTCAGGCTGTGCTGCCACGCGATGCCGCGAACTTGGTCTGTAAGGAATGTTGACACGTCCATCAGGTTCTCGACCGCGATCAATAGATCTGCTCGCTCGTCGATCTCCTTCGGATCAGCCAGCTCTTCGATGACGCTGACGATCGTGTGAATGCACGCGTTGATTCTTCGAAGAGCTTTCTCCTGCGGATCCTCTTCGAAGAACACCATGCAGTCATTGTACACCAAGCGGTGAAGTTCTTCGCTCACCTGCTCTCATTATGCGCATAATGCTCGCGCATCGGCGCGATTATGGATTATGAGATAGGACTTTTGTTCTCGATTATGGAACTTTGAAAAGTCAGAGAAGACGTTGTGAGAGGATTTGCTGAGCAAATAAGCGCGACGCTCAGGAACTTACAAGTGACCGTTACAGAGACTGAACAAGACAAAACGGTAAACCTGCTTGTTGCTGAACTGTCTCTTTCTCAAGTTCGCCCGCGGGTCGATAGATAAGTGCTCTAGGTCTAGATCTTATTGTACTAATCTGCTTTTGCCGGAGGATTTGCACAGAGATAACGAGCAAGAGAGGTCGCGGTACGACTAATGTCAACTAAACACTATTGCACTAATGTCAACCTTCGACTATTCGGATCTCTTGAGCGAGCGAGAGAGATCTGTGAAAAAAGATACTACAGAAGAATGATGTGTGCTCACACACAAATGAGAGTAGTATGACCGGTACAAGTATACAGTTATTAGCAATGTCAACTATTAGTCTAATACGCGTATACGCGTATGTGTGCACCGTATCCAAAGAATAGTTGAAATAACTAATAACTCAGTATAAGTTGGTATTAGTTGAATAGTTGGTACACGATGACGCATCGCACACTTTCACATGGTAAGATTCTTGACATGGGAATACGCGAACTGTACAACTTTCTCTCTTTGGAAGGACAAGACGGATGCCAAAAAAGATAGACAACTCTGATCTGACGACAAGCGCGGAAGACGGACTGAGAGCGATCGGCCTGACTCAAGAAGACATGAAGTCTCTTGAGGGAGATCTAGCGGCAAAGCCAAAGCGCGACAATCGGATCTGTATCTGTGGACATCCGGTTACTCGGCACACTGTCGCTGGAGCTCTTACGATCTGCAAGCCGACCAAGATGGACTGTCCGTGCAAGAGGTGTCGTCCGGTCGTGAAGGTGTCAGATCTACGTCCTTTCCTGAGAAAGACCGAAGGATCTGGCGGACTGCACGCTCTTGCTCGTGGAATGTACGCGCTGACACAGAAAGACGGAAAGATCGACTGGCTGGAAGATCTAGTCTGTGACCGGTGCAAGGAAAAGGCAGCCGACCTGACTCCTGCCGCTGTTACCCAGCGTGGAACGTCGGCGATGCACGCGACAGGCTTCGACGCGCTTCTCTGCGGAAAGTGCAGGACAGAGGTATGAACAACCTCATTCCGCTTCTTGTGATCGGGCCGATCGCAGTGTTGTTCTTCATACTCAACAATAGGAGCAAAAAATGACCGACGAGAACGTCTACGACCCAGAGAACCGAGAGAACTACGTCTACGATCCGGAGAAGAACTCCGGTTGGGTGGAGCTAGACGATAAGGCTGCCGCAGATTACAGGCCTGTCACTTCTCAGGATCGAGGCTTCCAGGTGATCGAGCCTCAGCGCGAGATCAGCAGTACTCAAGAGGCTGCCTTTGAGATCGGTAGACTTGTCAAAGAGACCTTCGGCGACATCTTTCCAGAAGACGTGATGATTCTTGTCGCGTACGAGACGATCAGCCGCTGGCAGGACACGATCGTCTCTCGTCTCCGGACGATGGTCGACGAGTGGGACAAGACGATAGAGGACGACAAGAGCCTCTATACTCTCGGTCTCCGTCGTGCGATCGACATCGTAGAAGGCAACAATCCGGTTCTCTAAGAGTACAGTAAAAGTACAGAGATCCAAACGCCCTTGTAGCTCAGCTGGCCAGAGCACCTCACTTGTAATGAGGTGGTCGTGGGTTCGAATCCCACCGAGGGCTCTCAAAAATACGGAACGTGGCTCAGCTTGGTAGAGCATCTGGTTTGGGACCAGAGGGTCGCAGGTTCAAATCCTGCCGTTCCGACATGGAATCAGAAATGCAAATACAGCTAGAACTAATCAAGGCGAAGATCATGCCTGGATACTGGTACTCGATTGATGTCGGACCCGGCTGGTATCAGCTCGTGATCGACTGCGACCGCGACCTGACGGAGATCGATCCTAGCTACGAAGTCTGCCAGATCAAAGAGAAGTACGGCGGACTAAGGTACTACTTCAGTACAAAGAAGGCAGATCTAATCCCGCAGATGGATGCCGTTGTGGAGAAGTACGAAGAGATCGCGTCGCGTACCTGTGAGGTGACGGGCAGACCTGGAGTCCTCATGCAGTCTCGTGGCTGGTACAAGACTCTTGATCCAAACTCGGCTCACGCCGAAAAGTATTCCATCGTTGACACCACGAAGTAGCCACTTCTAGCGGCAGTTCAGAATCACTTCAAGAAGCGGTCGTGTTCGGCCGCAGGACCGTGTTTCTGAAAGGCAGTTCCTCCTGTAAGTGTGATCTCACCGAAAAATCTTTGAGACTCACAGCCTGATCTTCTTGGCTTACAGTTATCCTCGCGTCTTGTAAGGACGCGGAAAGAAGAACCACCATCATGGACAAGCTACTCACACCAGCGAACAAGGCGATGCTCGCGTCCTACGCGCGCTCGTTTATCGGAGCTGCCGTCGCCACATACGTCGCGACCGGAGATCCGAAGGCGGCGCTCAACGCACTCTGGGCCGCAGCCCTGCCTGTCGCGATGCGATACATGAACCCGAAGGATCTCGCCTTCGGTCGTCAGTCCAAGTAACTAACCAAGGAGAGAGAACAATGTCAGCACCCAAGAAGAAAGCACCAGCGAAGAAGACGCCGGCCAAAAAGCCAGCTCAAAAGAAGACTCCAGTAAAGAAGTCTTCTCCGTCTTCTCAGAGCACTAAGGCAACGGCGGAACTTCCAAAGTTCGCAATCACAGAAGAAGTGATCGCCAAGCTCTCTGCTCCGGCAACGACGCCGGCTCCGGCTCTCAAGAAGAAGAAGGGCTTCTTCGCTCGTCTTTTCGGTCGCTGAGCAAGATCGAGGGTGGCCCGGCGGATTGCCCTCTCTCCCCTCCGTCGGGTCACCTTCACCTTCTTGCACCGTCATTCTATACAACGATGAGATCTAAATGAGCACCACGATCCAACCATTCGAAGAACCCGAGAGAGAACGTCCCGAGGTTCAGATCGACGAGCCCGTCAACCTTCGTCCGGTTCTAAGCGAGCTGGGCATCGACGAGGTTGAGCGGGGAGTCTGCCAAGACACGTTCGAGAACCGCCAGATCTTGCGCCGCGCGAAGATGGGCTGGGACACCGTCTACAGCTCTAACGGAGTTCCCACCGGCCTGATCCAGGCCCGCTCACAGGAGATGGCGAAGGCACGCCGCGTCTTGAGCCTCGCCGAGAAGAAGCCGATCTTGGTCGACCCCGACCGCATCAACTCCGACTACCTCACCGGTCTCGACCTGATGGCCGAGTCCGCGTCCGACTATCTCGTTCCGCCGTGGGTGATCGCGGCGACCCGCCTGTGGGTGAAAGAGCAAGATCTCGGCGGACCCGTCTCTCCCAAGAAGGGTCCAGCTCCTCTTCCTGCTCGCTGCCGCCATGTAAAAGAAGACGGCATCCGCTGCATGCTCTGGACATCGGGACGGGTGAAAGATGACGGTCTCTGCCGCGTTCACCTCGGGTCGATCCAGCGCAAGCCAGGCGAGGACATCGAGCGCGCTCGAGCGAAGCTCGTTCAGGCGGCGCCGTACGCCGTCGACATTCTTGAAGATCTAATGGAGAACGCGATCAGCGAGCCTGTGAAGCTCAAGGCCAGCACCGAGATCCTCGACCGCGCGGGCGTCCGCGGCGGAATCGAGTTCGACGCGTCTCTGACCGTGACTGACGGAAGAGCCGCGAGCGACATCGTCGCAGAACGCTTGAACCGTCTCGCCGCGACGGCGATTGATGTGACCGCTCGACTTGCGAGCGACGGAGTTCAAGTAGAAAGCGAGGACGGAAGCGCACCGAGAGAGCTTGAGGCGCCCGATGAAAACAATGAATGAGATCCTGACATCAGCGAGAGATCTTCTCGATCGTCTTCTTGAAGACGTGTCGAAGGCGAAGACTCGAGAAGAGCACATCCGAATCACGGCTCGCGCCAACGAGGCGGCTACAATTGTCTCTGAACTGGAGAGCTTAGTTACCGAGGAGTAACATGTACTGGGAGAGATTAGTGACGGCCGACGATTTCACAGCCGAGGCCGGAAAATGGTTGAGGTACCACAGCAGGCCTGGGGGAGGAAACATCTTCTCTGAACGGGTCGGCTACACGGCACACGGTGCTCCGTGGGACGGTGCCTTCATCGACTGCGTCGCTCAAGACGCCGGCGTCTACGTTCCGTCGATGATCAATCCAAGTTCAGGCTTGGCAGAGTTCTTCTGGGCAAGACGGATCGTCAATTCACCCCGGCCTGGGGACATCGTCTTCTTCGCCTTCGGGACGGACTCACAGTTCGGGCCTGCGCATGTGGGAATAGTGACGGGTGTCGAACAGTGGAAGAGCGACGGGTGCTTCACGGCGATCGAGGCGAACGTTGCAGGCCAGGGAAAGACCGACGATAGAGACGGTGTGCATCTTCGGACTCGTTGGCAGAACGACGTGATCGCGTTCGGCCGGCCTGCGTTTCTGCGTCGAAAAAAGAAACCCCGGCCTGGGATAGGCTCAAAAAGTGAGACGGGTCAGCTTTTTCGCGAACCCCGGCCTGGGATAGACTCGCCGGTGCTGACGGGTCTCGTTTTCAGCAAGATCGAAAAGCAGGCTCGATCTCGCCGAAGATCCGAAGACATCGAGCTGATCCAGAGAGCTCTGGCCGGATTCGGCGGAATGAGAGGCGCGAACCCTGGATTGTGGGATTCGGCCACCGAATCTGCGATGGCTCGATTTCAACGCCGAATCGGCTACGTCGGAGATCGAGCGAATGGAAAACCAGATTGGGCGAGTCTTGAAGTTCTTGGCCGAATCTCGCGAACTTTCTCGATTCTCCCCTGATCTCTAGTTTGCAATCATTGAAAACTAACAATCGTTGAAGATGGGACAATTAGTCCTATTAGAGCTCTCTCTATGAAAAGTCGCATCAGACGTATATAGCTTTCTAGATCCATCATCACGCCGGCGAAACTAAAGATGTTATAATTGAGTCAACCTCGGCATCCAGCCGAGCGAAACTCATAGGAGAGACAAATGACGAAAACGTCAACGCGTCGCAAGACTCGTGCCATACGAGTCACGACACCGCAATTAGAAGAGACGATCACCGTGATCCTCTCGTCCGCCCCAGAGCCTGTCGCGGGAGGTGAGATCCGTTTCCAGGCAAGTCAGTTGCTGGAGACTGATATCGACTCAACGCGAGTCACGCAGGTCCTGCGCCAGATGCAGAGCAAGTCACAGGTGTTCTCACGCCGAGAAACCAAGGAAGAGCGCATCGCTCGAGCCGGAAAACAATCCACTCGAGGAACGCAAGGAATGCTGTGGTGGATGTCGCCGAACATCCCGACACGCGTCAGCAGCGGAGTCATTCCTGGGATCATCCTCGGTGATGGAAACTCGATCAGCCGCGGAGACAAGCGCTCACGCCGAGCGTACTACCGCAAGAACAGAGAGCGTCTCCTCGAGCTCTCGCGCCGCTACAACGAGACTCATGGCGAACGCCTCGCCGCTCTCGCTGAGCTGCGTGAGCCGACGAGTCGCAAGAGCAAGAGCAAGAGCTCAGCTGCTACGCCGGCAACGCCGGACTTGATCAGCGCTCTTGTCAGCGAGGTCTCGAATGGCCGCGTTGAGAAGCTGATGGCACGAGTGGCTGAGCTTGAAGCTCAGTTGGCGGAGATCCGCAAGATCGTCCGCGCGTGATACCATGAGCGACCAACGCTCATGATCTCGTACGAAATGCTCATACTCGAGGAGCCGGATGACGCGATTCGCGTCGCGACATCCGGTCTCTTCGACTTCACGATCGGCGACACCGAGTGCGAGAACTGCGGCATCCTGGTCGGTCCTTGCGAGGACACCTACATTCCATGCGCCCTGCTTGTCGACAACGAAGACGAAGAGGCCTGGCCGATCTGTATCGACTGCGCCTTCCCGTCTCTCTTCCCCGGCTTCTGGCGGTTCGAGCTGTAGGCTTTGAAACTAAAGTTGTTATAATGGTACCTACCAACAACTACCTGGGGAGGTACGTACATGGAAGCGACGAAAGTGCAAGAACAAGAAAAGACATTCCACGAGATCATCACTGAGCTCCGAGGAGGAGACGACAGCTACAAGATCTTCGACCCGAAGCTGGCCGAGGACATTCTTCGAAAAGCCGTCGACGTTCTCGGACTTCCGCGAGCGATGGTCGTGCTCAGCAGCCGCGAGCGAAACCTGATCTCGGCAGAGGCGCGCAAGGAGATCTTCAACAGCGGCCGACGCACAGACATCGATCCCGACGACGTCATTCGACGCTGGATCAACACTCCAGAGAACCACTACCAGATCTTCACAGTCGCCGAGTTCGCCGAGAAGATGGGCGTCACCGGCGGCCAGCTGCGAACGTTCATGAAGAACTTCGGCTGGCGATTCAAGAAGGCCGATGGCCGCAAGTACGAGATCAGGCCGGACGAGCGCAAATGACCTGGTACAACATCAGCGCGTCGTTCTCGATTCAGGCCGACGAAGAGAAGGCCGACGCGATCGCCGACTATCTCACCGAGTTCATCGGCCACCAGCTCGAGGCAGAGCTGAGCTACGTCTCTGTCATGGAAGACAAAGAACGCCCAGACGTCCCCGAGCCGGAGCCAGAGAAGCCCGATGCGAAGGTGATTCCGTTCCGGCCGCGCAACGAAACCCTGTAACACCCCGTCCTTACTATTAGGGACAAGGAGCCAGGGCCCTCGAAAAGCCCGAACTCTGAAACTAAAGTTGTTATAATGGTATACAGCCAATCAACAAGAACTGGGAGGTTCACAAAATGGCAACCACAACCACCACAACCACGACGACAGCGGTCACCACGACCAAGTCGGTCGCGGTGCTCGACGACAATCGTGACATGGCCGAGGCCTTGATCGCGCAGTTCGCTGAGGCCAAGGCAGGCATCAAGGCGCTCGAAGCGCAGAAGGATGCCGCTGAGAAGGCTCTCCGCGAGATGCTCGGTGACTGCACCTCAGCCACCATCGGCGGTGTCGAGCGAATCACGATCTCGCTCCGCAACATGAGCAAGATCGACCGAGAGGCTCTCAAGGCCGCGTTCCCGGAGGCATACTCCGCGACGCTGGTTGAGGGGAACTACACGGTCCTCTTGGCCAAGTAATACCTCGCGAGTTCGGGGTCCGGGCAATCCCGCCCGGGCCCCACTCACGAGTCACATCACCACAACAAAGACTGGGAGGTCAACAACATGGGTGACAGGGCAGTATTCGGATTCAAGGAAAGTAAAGACGCGACGCCGGTGTGGCTGTACAGCCACTGGGGCGGATCAAGTCAAAGGCAAGATCTCGCGCAAGCGATCATTCAGGCGAAGCCGCGATGGTCAGACTCGAGCTATGCGACACGCATCGCGATGTCGACGATCATCGGAGATCTCTGGTCGCAGGAGCTGAACTTCGGCATCAGCGCAGGAGAGAGCTTCTGCATGCCGGACTACGACTACGTACTGGTCGTTGTCTGGGACAAGTGCATCGTCGAGATGCGTGAGGCGTCCAACATCACAAACCTCGTCGCGCGAATGAGCTTCGACGACTTCATTGATCTCGCGGCTGGCGACTCTGTTCGCAACAGCGACGAGTTCGTCAACATGATCGCCGGTCTGAGCGAGGAAGGGGCTGCGGTCTAGCATCACCTCCCATGCTGGGAGCCGGGCTCACATCCTTGGAGATACTGAGCCCGGTTCCTGGGAGAACTGGACACACACATCATGATCACAAAACCAGACCTGTCAATCGACACCTGCGAGCTCGGCGATGAAGAGCGTCGCGTTGTGCGGGTGTTTGTCGGAGACTACTACGACCAAGAACGAGAAGAACTCGAGATCAGCGTAGGTCGTGAGGAGATCACGTTCGCGTTCTTCAGCTGCGGCCAGATCGTCGACGAACAGACTCTCACACATGAGGACCTATTCAAGGTGCTCGTCGAAGGCCTGCGGCCGGAAGAGTTGTGAAACTAAAGTTGTTATAATGGTATCGCAATACAAACCTACGACGAAAGGACAACACAATGGAAGATACCCGCAAACGCTACACGTGCCGTCTCAAGGACATTGAGATCACGATCATCGAGCGTAAGATCTACGCCGGACAGCGCTACTCCGAGTACGTCTCGGCTCCGCGCATGTACGTCGATGTCAAGGACGAGACGCTCGTCGAGAACTTGATGAATCGTCGCAGCCGCCCGTACAATCTCTACAAGACGCTGATCCACAGCTCGCTGCTCGGCGAGATGTTTGATCTCGGCAAGTTGCAGTGGTCGCAGCGCGCAGGCTGCTCGTGCCCGTGCTCGCCAGGATTCATCCTGCCGAAGCAGACGCTCAACGTCGGCGGCAACACGTTCAACCACTTCGACGCCTGGATCACATTCACCAGCGTGCCGTCTCCTCAGCTTGCGGCGGTGAGCTGAGGAAACTAAAGTTGTTATAATGGAATCCGTCAACCACTACGCCTGGGAGGGCTCACAATGACAAAACCAATCACCACATTCATCAGCGACGAGATGGTCGCGCAGCTTCGCACGACTCCGCAGAAGAAGTCTCGCGAAGGCAAGTACGCACGTCGCCTAGCTGCGATCAAGCGCCGCGCAGGAGAGTGGGGCGTCGTGTACCAAGGCAGCAGCAACGCCTACTGCCACACCTGCCGCTACAACCTGCGGAAGCGATTCAATGAGTCCACCGGCTGGACGCTCGAGTGGGCGATCCTCAAGAACCCGGACAAGGCTGGCCGAGTTCGCTGGACCCTGGTAGCCCGGGTCCCGAAGGCCAAGGCCTGAAACTAAAGTTGTTATAATAGATACTACAACCTACAAACAAAGGGGAAAGACACAATGACAGACATCAAGAACACACTGGTCGGAAGAGCTCTCTATCTAGAGTTCGAGCGACCCTCGCAAGTCACTCAGGTTCTCATCATGCCTGAGGGCCGCGCAGCAGACATGGCAGTTGTGCCGATGACGACCTACCGTCGCCGTCTCACAATCGCCGCACCAAAGAAGAACTGGCGTCAGTTCACAAGCTCCAAGATTCTCAATCCTGGTGTCACGCCGACGACCAGCACTCACACTGACCTTCAGCTCCGTGAGATGACCCGCGACGTCCTGTCTCTGACAGACTCGCTGTATGTCTCACTGATCACCAATGGCTGGAAGCTCGTCAAGCGTCCACTCGTCGTTGAGGTCAGCGCCGACGACCTGCTCGCGGTACGCCGTGGCCACACGCCGTACAAGGTCATCGGCCGCATCATGAAGACTCGTAAGTCGTGGGGCTTCCCTGAGAAGATCATCCCGCAGCCTTCGGTCTGAAACTAAAGTTAGTATAATGGAATCCAACACCTACAAACCACAAAGGGGAAACACAAAATGACATCAACAATTCCAGACTACGACAAGCTCAGCGCCGGCCTAGCCGACCTGCTGGTCTCGGCCGCCGCTCAGGCGTTCGACACCAACGCGGCCGCGAAGCTCGCAGAGCACGTCAATGCACAAGGTAAGATCACTCCGACCCGCGCACCAGCGCCCAAGAAGAAAGTCGCCGTGACGACCACCGAATCACTCACTGGCATGGACAAGTTCATGCGACCCAATGGCGAGGCCTACTACACTCGCAAGTGGGGCGAGCATGACGACGTCATGGTCCTCCGCAAAGCGCGTGAGATGTCCAGCTACATCCTCCTCTACGGAGCTCCCGGCTGCGGCAAGACTGCACTCGTCGAAGCGGCGTTCTACGACCAGGCCGGCGGCATGCAGACTGTGCTCGGCTCAGGCGACACTGAAGTCGCAGATCTTGTGGGCGGCTACGTCCAGACTCCGAGCGGCGGCTTCATCTGGGAAGATGGTCCGCTTGTCAAAGCTGCGGAAGCCGGCGGCGTCCTGCTGATCGACGAGATCGGCCTCATCGACCCGAAGGTGCTCAGCATCGTCTACGGTCTCATGGACGGTCGACGCGAGTACAACGTCACAGCCAATCCTGAACGCGGCACCGTCAAAGCTGCCGATGGGTTCTACGTCATCGCGGCCACCAACCCGAATGCGCCAGGAGTTCGTCTCTCTGAGGCTCTCCTCTCTCGCTTCGCGGTTCACGCCGAGATGACCACCGACTGGTCGCTTGCTCGCAAGCTCGGCGTTCCGACTGCCGCCGTCACCGCGGCGCAGAACCTCGCCAAGAAGCAGGACTCGGCCGAGACGTCGTGGGCTCCGCAGATGCGTGAGCTCCTCGCCTTCCGAGACCTCAGCACGACCTTCGGCACCAAGTTCGCCATCAGCAACTTGCTCGCGGCAGCGCCCGAGCTCGATCGCCCGGTGGTCGCCGATGTCTTCACTCGCGTCTTTGGCGAGGAGTGCAGACCTGCCAAGATCTGAGCCTTCACCCCTTTCGGCTCTCTTGGCTGCGGGGGGTCTCTGGATAGTAGGTGTCCAGGGACCTCCCTTAGGGGTTCTCAGAAACTAAAGTTGTTATAATTGATACCAGGGACAAGGACAAAGGACAAACTATGGGACACATCGACTACAAACGCAAGACCAAGGGCCAGGCAACTCCGTCAGAGTGGCTGCCCGTTGGCTCGAAGATCGGCATACTCGCCAACATGTGGGCATCACGCGGCGACCTCATCGCCTACGTAGGACCAGGCGCAGGCGGCACAGCGCCGGCTTGCTTCACTCCCGCGACTGCGGAGGTTGAGGTCAACGTCGAGACTGCGTTCGGCAAAGGCATCAAGCCAGAGATGATCGGCGACCTCACTCAGCGTGACGTCATGTACGAGTGGCCGAAGGCCATCGGCGCCATCTATCACGAAGCGATGCACGCTCGGTTCAGCACGTGGGACATCATCGCGATGCAGCACGAGCTCACGCGCCACGAGTTCATGGCGCTGGTGTATCTCGAAGAGGGACGCATCGAGAAGCGCGGTGTTGCTCTCGACCCAGACATGGCCGCCTTCCTCAAGGCGTGCGCTCTCGAGCTGGTCGTCGCCGACATGCGCGACAACCCGATTGAGGGATCTAAGACTCGCATCGCCGCGAGCATGGCCGCTCTGACGTACGCTCGCATCGACGCTGGCGTCCTCGACTTCGACGACCTTGCCGATCTCGGCACGATGATCGTCGGCATCTTGGGCGTAGAGCTCTACGACAAGCTCCGCGCTCTCTGGCAGCAAGCTCAAGACACTGAAGCCGCCAACATCACAGCGCTCATGGACATCGCACGACGCTGGGAAGCGCTGGTCAAGGAGGTCTCTGAGGAGCGCGGCGAAGAGGATGCAGAAGATGGTCAGCCCGGTGATGGCAGCGGAAGCGGCGATGGCTCGGGTGATGGCGAAGGCTCAAGCTCGGGTCTCGGTGCGGAGGACTTCGCTGAGATGATGGAGGCTCTTGAGGAGGCCGCTGAAGCTACCGCGGTCTCTGTCAACGACCAACTCGCAGATCAGCAAGAGCGCCAGGACTGGAAGGACGAAGCCAAGTCACGCGCTGGTGCCGCGAAGCAAGCCAAGGACGCACGCGACACCGCGGCCGACGTCTTCGGCAAGGGCACTGGTCCGGTCGCAGACACGCACACTCACAGCAGCCTTGTTGAGGAGCGTCAGCCGACAGGTCCCGAGCGCGCGGCCGCTGTCAAGGTCGCGCAGATGCTCGACAAGGCGAAGTACCGCGATCGCGACGAGAAGGAGATCCACTCGATCTTGCCTCCTGGTCGCCTGCGCACTCGTGCGATGGTGCAGGGCGCCGCGCTCAAGAGCAAGGGTGTCATGACGCAGGTCGAGCCTTGGCGCCGCACCGTCCGCAAGCACGTCGACGACCCGACCCTCTCGGTCGGCATGATGGTCGACATCAGCGGCTCGATGAGCGACGCGATGCAGCCAATGGCCGTCTCAGCGTGGGTCATGTCTGAGGCAGTCCGCCGAGTTCAAGGACGAGCAGCGATGGTCTACTACGGCCAAGGCGTCTTCCCAACTCTCAAGCCCGGTCAGCACCTCGACAAGGTCCGCGTGTACAGCGCGCCTGATGGTACCGAGCGGTTCGACAAAGCGTTCAAGGCTCTCGATGGTGGAGTGTCACTCCTCTCTGGAGGCGGCGCACGACTCCTGGTCGTCGCAAGCGATGGCTGCTACACGCACTCTGAGGGGCAGGCCGCACGCAAGTGGATCAACGAGTGTGATCGCGCTGGTGTCGGAGTCTTGTGGCTCACCTTCGAGCACCACGGCCACGTGTCACGCGAGGCTGAGCACATCTGCCGCGGCACCAAGGCGCAGGTTGTAGCGTGCGGACGCGACATCGCGAGTGCGGCGCAGCTCATCGGCGCGGCGGCGGCCAAGGCGCTGACCGCGGTCGGCGGAGCAGGAAAGTAAAGATCGTGGTGCGGGCCGGGTCCAAGTCCCATTGTCCCCCGGCCTGCACCGCACAAACCAAATGACGGACAGGAGGTCCACATGAAGCGAAAGAAGAAGACGGAAGAGCCATCGATCGAGATGAGCATGTCGGCCTACGAGCTTGACGTGGTGGTGACGGCTCTCATGACTCGAATGCATCACCTAGTCTCTCTGCAAGAAGACGGACCGACTCACCCGAGTGTCGGCGCGCAGTTGGCTTGCCTAGACGCGCTGAGTGAACGGATCAGCATGCTGCAAAGCACGCTCGAGGCACGCGAGGCTCTGCCTGACATGATGGCCGGAATCGAAGCGTACCTCAAGGAGCACAAGTGAGCGACACGTCAGGCCCGGCATGGCCAGAGAACAATTCGTTGACGGGTCAGGCCTGGCCAGGGCCGGAAACTGTTGACGGATCAGCCTACGCGACTGTGTGCCCACGCTGCGAGTCGTCGTTCATCCCGACGAATGACAACCCGGGAGCGTACCCAGGCGCGCTGTCGCGCACTGACGACAAGACTGAGATCTGCTCAGAATGTGGAACTGAAGAAGCGTCGCCTTGGCGAAAGTTTGAAACGCAAGACGAATGGCCGATCTTCCGCGAAACGAAGACACACGTGAGTGTGATCCCGGGTGGGACTCCGATCTCCGCGTACCCGAAGGCCGTGCCTGTTGACGAAGTCTGAAACTAAAGTTTGTATAATTGAATCATCAACCTGACGAAAGGACACCAATGACAATGGAATCACTAATAGTTCAAGACACCGAGAACCTGCTCTTTGGCCACCAAGGAGACGACATTGAGGTCTACATCTCAATCTCCGATGACGCGTATGTCGTCACGTGGGGTGACTACATCGCGAACGCTTGGCAAGAAAAGTATCCAGGTCTGGACACAGCAATGGCCAGAGCAGCAGTACTTGTCGGAGCATCGCACAACAATCCAAACTTTGGATTCGCTCAAGCCGATGAGAATGAGTTCTCTCACGCTTGGGACAAAGCGATGTCAAACTTCGTCTACTACCTGGACTAGAAACTAAAGTTTGTATAATTGAATCGTCAACTTCAACGAAAGGGGAAACACATGAAGAAAGTCATGGTCATCGTGGATCAGCCGAATGGCCGGTTCATCGGAGTCCACAAGAATCCGCGAGGAGGCCAGACGAAGATCGTCGGCCCGACGTTCGATGGATTCAAGACTGCCGCAGAGGCGCGCAGGGTCGCGCGTGATCTCGGGTTCGAGCCCGTCGACTGCGAGTGGTAACTCAGATTCACTAGGCGTCTGGGTCCGGGCGGGAGGCCCGGGCCCGGCGCTGAAACTAAAGTTGTTATAATGGAATCATCACCTACGAAAGGACAGCAATGACAGCCATCACGCAAGACCAACTCATCGGACGCACAGCGAAGTGCTCGTGTGGACGAACCGAGCCGTCAGACTTCAACCTGGCATTCTTCGAGTACCGTGGAGAGGGATCACGAGTCGCTCAAGTGCGATGCGGGACCTGCGCCTACCACGACGTCGCTCACGAGCGAGCGAAGAATGATCCGACTGCGACGCACCTCAAGAGGATTCTCGATCACGAGTTCCACCCGATCGGCGCTCTCGAGCACGACATCTTCTATTGCGGATGCAGGGGGTGGGACTGAATGAAGGTCTCACACGCAGACTTCAGCGCGCTTGTCGCGGCGCTGAGCGACCTCGACACTCCAGAACTCCGCAGCCTGTATCGCATCGAGTTAGCGTGCGGGCGGGTGAAGGCCAAGGACCCGGAGAAGTTCTTCCGCTGGTATCTCTTCAATCGCGCGAGCGATCGTGGCTTCAGGTTCTCGGCCCAGTACCGGGACGCCTGGATCGACACAGCCCTGCGCAACGCGGTCGACCCGGTGATGGAAGAGGCCGGCTGAAACTAAAGTTGTTATAATGGTATCTACCAACGACGAAAGGACATCGACATGGCAACAAAGCAAGAACTAGAACTCAGGGTCAGCGACCTCGAGAACGACATCCGCGAACTTTCGCGGATCCTCACCGAGGTCTACGTCTCGGCGAAGAGCGCCAGCTTCGACGTGGCGCCGAAGTTAGAAGAGACTCCGGCCTACCTGCTCGGCAGGATTCAAGCAACGTCTCGAATGGCGTTCCTCAGGTGCGCCACCGTGCGCGGCGAGGACTGGATCGAGATGCTGGATCGCGCGCTGGAAGAGATGGTGCCGGCGTGAGTTTCATCGTCGACATCTACACCCGCAAGCGTGCGGACACGACGTGGGACGTCTTCGCAAAGTACGCTAACGACGACCCGATTCAACTCGGCTACGTCACCTACGACGAGACATACAGCCACTCGGACCCGTGGGTCATGCGCGGACTGTACGACTCGGACCCGATGGGGTCGGGCGCGACCAAGCGCGAGGCCGTGCAGATGATCTCGGCCAAGGTGCTTGAGCACTTCGACTCTGCGTCATGCCGCTATGGCAAGCAGACCTGGACCTGGGCGCGCGTCTCGTAGATGAGCGAGTGCGACGCGTGCGGGTACGTGCAGAAGACAATGTTTGGAAACGCGCGTCAGTTTGAAGGCGGGATCACGATACCGTTCAGAGCGCTCGGACACTACGGCGGCTTCATGGACAACGAGCCGTGGGAAGAGATTGAAGATCCCGAGGTCTGGGCTCTGTGTCACGACTGCGTTCTTCACTTCTTGCGGGCATTCCCTCGCCTTGCGGCTACGCTCGTCCCGGGACTTCATCCGTGCGAAGACAGCGTGCCGTGCTGCGAGTGGGCGTGGAAGCCGCACCCGAGCGGATCAGGCGTGCTAGTCGGAAAGAAAGATGAGACGGGTGTCCTGTCGTGGGCCGAAGGAAACTAAAGTTAGTATAATAGATTACGAAAGGAGACAACATGCTGTACTACTTCGCTAAGGACGGATCGTACGGAGATGCGGAGGACATCCTCCTCACCGACGCGCCGAACTTCACCGAGGACGAGTGGGACATCGTCGCGCAAACGCCCGACGCAGAGAGGCACAACGTCGTCGCGCAACTTCTGCGTGAGACCTCAGGCCAGGACGCGTTGCCGTTCGATGACGGTCAGGATTCCTAGGTGGGTCTACTCTCGACCTACGTCGCCTACCGGATCGGCCGCAAGGCCGGCCGAAGGCGGATCGTAGACGATCTCGCTCGGGAAGAGAAGAGACTCTCCGAGGTCTGCAAAGAATGCGGCTTCGAGAGACGATTCCACGCTCGTGACGCGATCGAGTCGTGCCCTGTCTGAAACTAAAGTTGTTATAATGGTATTACCACCTACCGAAAGGACATCATGAACAAGTACAAGTCAATCCTCAATCCCGATTATCCGTATCAAGTCACTGTTTCTGGTTTTGAGTTCAATTCAATTCCAGCGGTCTTGATCACAAGCGATTCGTATCAAGCACTTCTTGATCTTCTGAATCCTGAACAACGCGAAACTCTTCGTCAACTGGCGAATAACAACGAGTACGTTGGCTTCAGCGTACACGTAAACAACGCGTCGTAACGCGATCACTCGATCGGCGCTACAACTAAAGTTGTTATAATAGAATCCAAGAATACCAACTCAACTACGAAAGGACAACCAAGCAATGTCAACCACCATCTACAGCCACGGAGCAACTGACACCTCGCGAGTAGAGGCGCCGACGATCGAGATCGTCGTGTGGCCCACCTACGTCGTCGTCAAGTTCAAGCGCTCTGACTTCGAGACTGCGTACTTCGTCCACCAAGAAGGTGACGAGTCGATGGACGCGCTCG